CGCGGGACGCGGGGTGAAAGCAGGGTCTGGGCGTTTTGTGTGGTTCGTTCCGGCATAGGCATCCTCCTTCTGGTACTTTGCAAGGTTTTGTACCTTCCAGTATAGGCGGTGCGGTGCGCAGAACCTGCCGAAGCATGGCAGCGCTCCGGCACAGATTATCCGGCGCTGCTGCGGCATTTTCCAAAAAAGTACAACTTTTTTCGAAATTATGCTTGACAACTCCGGGCTTTTCCCGTATAATAGCACACGTTGAGCGGCTCACCCCGCAAAACACAACCGAATATTGGGGATTTGCATAGTGGTAGTGCGGTAGACTCTGACTCTACTTGTGGGAGTTCGATTCTCTCATCCCCAACCAAAAGAGAATGAGGCGAACACGGTATCAATCAAAATGGTTGGATCTGTGTTCGTCTTGTTTTGTCCCCTGCCGAAAATCAAGAAGTAAGTAAAAAAGACCCAAACCTCGCATGAAATGAGGTTTGGGTCTTTTTTCGTTTCATTTCTTGGTAGAATCTACCGAAATTCGGAATAATTTGCCGGAATACAGGGTTTTCCGCCAAAATGCAGACAAGCCGAGTGCATATCGGCTAAAATTTCGGTAAAAGGAGACCAAAGGCTATGATTAGGATTTTGCTGTCTACCCGCCTTGGCGAACGGCGGATGACACAGAGCGAGCTTGCTCGTGTAACAGGGATTCGCAGTCAGACTATCAATGAACTTTATCACGACTTCGCAGAGAGGGTTAATTTAGATGATCTCGACCTCATCTGCGAGGCACTGGACTGTAATCTCGATGACCTCATTGTGCGAGAACCCAACATCGAGCGCAGGGTCAAAGAGGTGCGCCACATCCCCCAGACCGTGAGCAAGTCTCGCAAGAAATAACCCCTCTCCTGCCCGGATGCGTCAAGCGTCCGGGCTTTTTTCGTTCTCGTTCGGCACGAATTCCAGCAGATCGGCGGGCTGGCAGTCCAGAACGGTGCACAGCTTGTCCAGCACGTCCAGCGGAATATGCTTGACGGAGTTGTTGTTCATACCAGACAGCGTGGGCTGGCGAATCCCAGTCATATCGACCAAATCCTTTTGCTTGATACCCTTTTCAGCAAGAACGGCTTTCAGTTTAATGCGAATCATATAAGCACCTCCCTTTTCTTCACTATATCACACTTGCCGCAAAATTGCAACGCTTTTCGTAAATTTATTTACGAAAAATGTCGTAATTCTCTTGACATACGACGAAATTCGTAGTATAATACAGACATAGAGAGGAGGTTACGAGGTGCAAGGGAGCAACCCAAAGGGGGTGATGCTCCATGACAAGCAAGGAATTTGCGAAGCTCACCAGAGCCGAGCAGGTGGCCCGCTTTGAAGCATACAAAAAAGCGGCTCAGGATCGCACCCTGAACCGCTAACCGCTAAAAGCCCGTTATCCACAAGCCCCTTGCACCTCCATTTTATTTTTTTATTTACGTTTTGTCAAGAGTAAATCGGAGGTTTTCAAAATGAAGTTCATCGACATTAACCGCAAGTTCACCGCCGCAGCCAGCAGCTACATCGCACAGGGCTACTACATCAACGCCGGAACGATGAGCGGTAGCCAGGGCGAGATTGCTCACCTCGACCTCACCAACGGAACCGAGATCATCCGGGTGCTGCTCACCTCTTTCAGCAACTACCACGGCACAGAGGGCGTGGAGCTGATTGTCGGCCATGTCAAGGACGATATCAAGCCGAATAAAGAAGACCGTTGGGATACGGTCTGGAACGAGCATCTGGAGGTCATCAGCAGCGAGAAGTTTTACCGCCTGAATCGCCACCGTGTACAGGATGAGTTCTACGGTACCGAGGAAGAAGCCAACGCCGCCGAGGAGAAGCGGTTTGACCGCTACAAGAACCGCCGCTGCAATGACAGCACGGTGGATGTTACCGAAAAGGCCGCCCCGGTGGTCAAGAAGTACATCCATGAGAAGTTCGGTGTCCGGCGCGTGAAGATGGACGACATTAAGGTCATCAAGTACCGCGACCACTACACCGTCACCTACCACAAGCACGTTGCACAGCTGCACTAAGGAGGGCGCAAAGATGGTCGCGATTCAGAGCCAGAACTTCGGCGTTGAGATTGAGATGACGGGCGTTTCCCGTGGGGCTGCTGCTTCCGTCATCGCCAGCTACTTCGGCACGAACGACATTCACTTCGCTGGCAGCGTCTATCAGACCTACGAGGCCAAAGACAGCAAAGGCCGTACATGGAAGTGCATGAGGGACAGTTCCATCACTCCACGGCGGCGCAGACACGGCGAGATCGTGGAGGCTGACGATACCTACCGCTGCGAGGTCGTGACCCCGATTCTCCAGTACGAGGACATTCCCGACTTGCAGGAAGTCGTTCGAGCGCTGGTCAAGAAAGGTGCCATGGCGAATAGCTCCTGCGGCATCCACGTCCACGTTGACGGTGCAAACCACACACCCGAAAGCCTCTGCCGGCTGCTGAACTTCGCCACCGGGCGGCAGGACCTGTTCTATGAAGCCCTCCAGATCGGGAGCCGCGCGGACCACTGGTGCCACAAAATCAACCCCACCCTGTTCCGTGAAATGAAGAAGAACGGCAGAGCAAGCCGGGACGATGCAGAGCGCATCTGGTACAGCGTGGCGAACGATGGGTATGATGGTGGCGTGGATTCTTCCCACTACAACAGCACCCGGTACCACGGCATCAATCTCCACGCTTTCTTCACCAAAGGCACCGTGGAGTTCCGGCTGTTCAACGGAACGACCCACGCCGGGCGCATCAAGGCGTACATCCAGTTCTGCTTGGCGATGAGCGCATGGGCAATCAACTGTGACCACGACAATCTCCACTTCAAGTCCATCAAGGGCTACACCCAGCAGCAGAAGCACGACCTGATGCTGCGGGTGCTCACCAAGCGGCTCGGCATGAGAGGCCCGGAATTCAAGACCGCCCGGTTACATCTCACCTCTGCATTTTTGACAGAGGCCGAGAGTGAAAATACCGCCGCCTAAAAACCGAAAAGCTGCGCTATCTGGCTATACGGGCATTTGGAGGATATGACAATGAAACTTTACAAATACTCCGGCACCATCGAGGAGCTTGCTGTTGAACGCGGCCGAATCTCCTATATCAAACTCTTTGATGTGACCGACTTCGACAAAGCACCAACCAGACTGGAAGTCTTCGGTGCGCTCGGCAAGTACATTGAGGCCATCGAGGGCACCGATGCAGAAGAGCGGTACATCAAGAATGATTGGTACTTTGACAGCAACCTGTATCTGCGCCGCATTGAAGTCCCCGGTGTGGGCGATTGGCCGGCAAAGATTATCACCCAGTCGCCTGACGACATCGACCAGCTGGAGATCTTCGGAGAGCGGGAGTACATCGAAACTAGCAAGCCGAAGTCGATGCCCGGCGAGGAAGTGAACCGCTGGCTGACGTGGGAACGTCAGAACATGAAGTAAGGAGGTCATGACCATGTTCAGTATTACCGATAATGAGAGATTGCGGGATGCGTATGCACTCCTGATGTTCATGCAGCGCGATATTTCAGCCTCTGCCGAAAAGAAAGCCGCTGTGAAAAACTTGGCCGTAACCGTCAAGATGGAGATCCGGGCCTACAATAACCGCCCCGTTTCCAATGTGCGCATTATCAGTGCCGACTATGACGGCCGTCTGGAGCTTGTTAAGCTGCCCGATAAGCTGGACGAGGCGCACGAGATGGACGCTACCAACTGGTTTCTTAACCATCATTATTTGAAGAGTTACAACAGCCCCTATGACTGCACAGGACAGGAGTTCACGAATTGGTTCTATCTGTTCCGGCGGCGCGGTCACTGGTTTGCATATCACTCGGTTAGCCGAGATGTTTAAGGAGGAAGTACAATGACGGACGAAAAAGCTATCGAAAAGATGCTCTATGACCAGCAGCAGGGCTGGCCGCTGTGCCCCCGCTGCGGCGAGAGGATGCCGGACAAACTGACCCACGGAGCACTGAGCCGCCACGCCAAGGGCGTGTACATCTGTGAGGCTTGCGGCACCGATGAAGCCCTCCGGGACTGGACCGGGAACATCAAACCGCTGTCCGACTGGGTGCTGGTTCGCGTATACAATGGAGATCTTCGGAGGTAATCGATATGGAAGAAATGCTCCTGTCACTGAATGGGCCGTGGTCAAACGCAGCCTGCATCGGCTACTGTGTCATGGCGATGCGCAACGCCGGTTTGAGTGAGAAGACGCAGCGCAAAGTCCTCGATGAACTGACCCGGTGCTTCGACGATGTGAGTGTTGAAGATGCTGCACAGATGAAGTTCTAAACAAACAAAAAATCCCCCTACACTGGCCCGAAGGTCAATGCAGGGGGATTTTTGCGCGCTACCGAGGTAGCCAAATATAAAATCAAGAGTGGACCATGCCGGGCCGCTCTCTACAAAAGCCGAAGCTTTTCAAGTGCCTCTATTTTACACGGCACTCATGCAGCAGTCAAGACTTTTTGCCCAGTGCTGCGGTCATAACATCAAAGGCGTGTTCGATGACAGCATCCAGCACCTCGTCGGTGATGGCCCAACGGATAGCCGCCGGGCACTTGGCGCGGAGAGCAGCGAACACCTGCTTCTTCTTTTTGGCGCCCTGACCGCTGCCCATGATGGACAGCTCGGCCTTTTTGACCAGTTCCAGAGCCAGATTCTTGACGGTGGCCTTGTAGCCCAGCCGGATGCCCCCGACCGCCAGAGCAACGAAGCCCAGCAGCATCAGAGCGATGGCGATGGGCGCGGGGATGAAGTTCAGCATAGCTTCCATGATATTGCCTCCTATAAGTATCAGCGGCGCGGAGAGCCACCCCTGCGCCGTTTTGTCGTGTTGGTTATATCGGATGTTTCACAGGTACTTGGAAGCCCCGGATATGGCCTTCCAGCTGGCAGGGCCGCAGATACCGTCCACGGTCAGTCCGTGCGCCTCCTGCGCTTTCAGCAGAGCGTCCTCGGTGCCCTCGCCGAAAATGCCGTCCGGGGTCAGCCCCAGCAGCCGCTGGAGCATCTTCGTGGCTGTACGGTTTGCATCCCCGGTGCAGCCCCGGCGGATAGTCGGCAGAATGAACTTCTGGTAGGTGGTGCTGGGGTAGTGCCGCGGGGCATCGCACAGCCACGTTGCCTTTGCATCGCGGGTATCGGTGTGTACGATGGCGCAGCCGTCATACCAGTAGATGCCCACCGCCTTGAAATACTGGGCGGCAATGATGCCCAAGGCCACAGGATTGATGCTGCGGTCCACCATGCGCCAGTCTGCCGCCATACCATAGCGGTGCTTGGAATTTGGGCTTCCGCCAACGGTTTTACTGGCATTGTGCGTGATGCAACGGTATCCGCTGGTCACCTTGATGGCCTTGCCCAGCTTGTCCCGGATGGCCTGAAGTTTTTCGACCAGCTCCGAATCGACCATCTGGCGAGTACACCCGCAGGGACACTTGAAGTCCTTGCGGGTGAAGTTCTTGCTCAGGGCAGATGTGTCGCTGGCCTGATAGACAATGACTCTCATGTAGAAAACCTCCTTCAAGAGAAGTCGTGCTTTTGAAGCCGCTCGTTGTACACCCGCTTGATATTCGCTACCGCACAGATGCAGCGGTTGTTTTTGTAGTTGGGGTGACTGCGGCAGTAGTCCTCATAGGCATCAATGATGGCCAAAGTCTCGATAAAATGCTCCCTTGTGTGGTGCTTATCGTCAATCAGTTCATCATTGAACCTCAAAATCTGGGTGCGAAGAAGGTTCGCATTCCGCTCATCATCGACCCGGATGTGTTCATCCAGCTTCTTTTGAGTTTCCTGCTGCCTTTCCAGCACCTCGGCGTTTAGAGCGTGCCCGATCCACTTGATGATGGCCGACCACGGATTCAGTTTGATGGGGGCGATCTGGACCAGCGTAAGGAGGACTATCAGCGTCCCGCCCCCCGCCGTCAGTATTTCTTGGATACTCATTGTGTCCTCCTGCACAAAAAAGGCAGCCACACCCCGGCGGGTGAAGCTGCCTTTTGATTTTATTCTGCTGCATCCAGCATATCTTGTGAGTGGCGAACCAGAACGTAGTCCTCCAGAATCTGATTTCGCAGAGCGTCGTTGTTGCAGCCCTGCATCAAGCCTAGATAACTCTGAATCACGCTCAGGGCGTACTCAAGGGGAACCTCACCGCGGGCGTAGGCCTCTCGGACATACCGAAGATGTTTCTTCATGCCGAGGGAGGTCTGCCGCCGCAGTTCGATTTTTTCAGGGGAAATTTTGCGGCCGACAAATTCAACCGGCTTGCCCAGCTGGATAACTGCTGTTTTGTCGTTCAGCTGCAAGCCAACATTGGTGCGCAGGTAGTCATCGACATATCCCACGACTTCCCATGCTGCCTTTTTGCCATCGACAATGCACATCATGTCGTCCATGAATCGGGCGTGTTCTGGCACCCGCAGTTCCCGCTTGATGTAGTAGTCCGTTGGGGTCATAACCACATTGGCGGTCATCTGCGAGATGAGGCTGCCGACCTGCATCCCGATGCCGGAAATGCGCTCGGCGGTGGTCACATCCGTGCAGTACACTGGCAAGCCCAGCGGCCTGCCGTCGCAGCGGATAGCCTGTTCCAAAAACCACACCATATCCGGGTCATCCAGCGGCTTGGAAAGTTCCCGCAGCTGAATATCCACCGGGATGCGGAAGAAGAACTTGGCAATGTCCATCTTGACGATGTACCAGTCGCCCGGCTTGCGGGCATAGCTTCGCATCCATTGCTGAACAGTCCTCGATGCACGGATGGGGCCTTTCTCCTCAATGCTGCCAAAACTGTACTCATACATCGACTTGCGGTAGATAGGCCACAGGACGTTGTGCGCAGCGCAGTTGATGACGCGGTCATAGAACGGCAAGCTGCTGATAAGCCGCAGCTTCGGATAGTATTCATAAAACTGATGAAGCTGCCCGGTGTGGTATTCATGCCACTGGAGCCGATTCACCGAATCTATCAAATTATCCTCAAGAAGATTTGTGTACTGGAGTACGCAATCCTGTTGCCGCTTATGTTTTCGGGCCTTCAGATAACCGTCATACATATTGTCGAACGTTGCGAAACGCTCAAAAATGTGTCTGTATTTTTCCAACAAATCCCTCCTGAGGTCGTACCCGAACGAGTGCCGTGCGCCCAACACGCCGGAACACTGGCCCGAATACTGGTGTTTTCAGGCTGCATATTGCAACCAAGGGAATCGACCCCTTTATCCCTCTGTGCTGAGAGTAAACCCATGAGTTTACAGTATCTGACGATGAGGCAAAGCGGAGCGGAAGCCCAAGTTCGCCCTCGTGTTGGAACGCGGGTTGTTGCCGTTGAACGAGGCGAGGCCGTAAGAGGAGTTGTTCCAGTTGCCGCCGGAGTAGAAGCACGCTACGGCCGATTCCCTATGTTTTTCGGCTGACCGTTGACGGTTTTCAGCCAGCCGCCCAACATCTTTCCGATTTCGACCACCATGCCAGACCAGACTTCATATTTCTTCATGGGCAGGAATCCCAACTCATGGGAGAGCCGGAGATATGCGCGGAGCTTCATGATCTCAACGTCCAGTTCCTGCAAGGTGGTCTTCTTGTAATACTTTTTCTGCGCCTCGATGGTACGCTCCAGCATGATATCCATGCAGTGCTTTATGTCCGTGCAAAGCGCAAATTTTTCCGATTTCGGATACTGGGCCAAAGCCGGATAAGCATACTCCATCATGTCGTATACTTTCTGCATAAGTTTCAATTCTTCTGCCATGCGGTAGACCCTCCTCCGAACGCGGGATAGTATAACAAGATTTGCATTGAAAATCTGCCTTTCGGTGGATTCTTCCGGTTTTCGGCAAAATCCACCGAAAAGCAAAAAATCAATTTTATAAACGACCCCGCTTCGCGGGGTCGAGGGAACGTGCTGTGCTATCGCACAGCAAACAGGTCACAGTCAGGCAGCGGGCAGTTTTACAAAAGCGGAGCGGAAGCCCAAGCTCGCCCCCGTGCCGGAACGCGGGTTGCAGCCGTTGAACGAGGCGAGGCCGCAAGAGGAGTCGCCCCAGCTGCCGCCGGAGAAGAAGCACCGTTCGGCAGCACCATTGTTGAACCAGCAGCCGTTGCCGTCTTCCAGCGTATCACCGGGATACTCCAAGAAGCCGAGATTGTACAGCCACAGCTTCGCACCGTCCTTGATGGTGCTGTCGCACTCAATCTGCGCCTCGGTTTCGTAGTCGGATTCGTCCTTCTTGACGGTAATGTTGGTGGACCAGACCAGCTTGCCGCTGATATGGTCAGCCTTGACAGAACCGGAAGTGGTGCCGCTGCCGTTTGGGGTAATCAGAGTGCCGTCCGCAGCGTTGATGGCTTTCCACTCCGCAGAGGTCGCAGACTGGCTGTGTGCGGAATCCGCGCCGTTGTTATTGGCCAGAATCTGCAGTTCGCCGTACACCATGCGCACACCGCCAGACCACTCCCAGATGTTGCCGGTGAGGTCAGCAATGCCAGACGGAGTCTGGTCGTGATACCAAGTCAGAGGGCCGGTGCCAGTGGCAGTGCGGCCAGTGCCTTTGTCACCATCCTTGTAGGTCGGAATCGCCTTGTAGATGTTCTCGCTGGGATGCTTGCCAAAATTGGTGTTGCCCTTGGGAAGAAAGCCGTTGGCAATGCACCAGCGCATAATCAGACCCCATTCAATGCGGGTCATGCAGTGCCAGCCCTCGCCCTTTGCCTCGCAATACTGGCGAGCCTGGTCAAAGTTCATGCCGGCAGCAGGGTCAACACCGCCGATGGAATAGGCGCGGCCATCCTGCACGATGTTCAGATACTTGGAGATGTAGATAGCGTCCACCTCGGTGCCGTTGACGATAAAAGCGGGGTGTACGGCGGTGCTTTCGCCCATGCCCAGCTGCTTGTAGGTCATCTTCGGGATCTTCACCATGATGGACGGCATACCGGCGTTGTCGTAAATCAGCTCATTGCCGGGTGCAAGGCCAGTAACGGCCAGATTGGTCAGGTCAAAATTTGCAGCCATAGTAGTTACCTCCTATCAGTCGATGGCCCACAGGGTCAGGGTCACGTTGTTCATGGAGAACGGAATCGGCTCTGCCGGGGTGCTGTTGCCCATGCGGGTGCCGCCCTCGGCGTTTTCCTCGCCGTCTGCGGCTACTTCCTCGATGGGCTCCGGCTGAGTGTACTGGCGGGCAGGGATATCGATTTCTGCCACATAGCTGCGGCCGGCAGCTGCACCGATGACCAGCTCGCCATAGCTGTCGTAGCACACATCGATGTGAACGTCACGATCATCTTCGCGCTTGGCGAGGTTGATGGTCAGGTCATCATCGAAGCAGATTTTGTTCTTGACAACCTCATAGGGAATCTTGGCGCCGGAATTCTTCTCGATAACGGTCATTTCAGAGTACCTCCGATTGCAATGTATTTGATGGTGGCGGACTTTGCGGAGCCGTTGTAGGCCAGCTTGAAGCCGTTGACCAGCTTCTCACTGACTTCAATATCCCCGACAGGGCCATCGGATTTGACCAGTTCGGTCATAACCAGATAGCTGGTGCTGCCCATGTTCTTGCCCAGCGACACGCTCTTTTTGGAGTTGTTGCAGGGATAGGTGCGGGCGTTGGTCAGGTCAACGCTGCCGGACACGATCTGCCACGTGTTGTCGATGCCGGCAACGGTTTCATCCAGCTGCCAACCACGCTGCCGAACCTCGTTGAGCAGCATACCGAATGCAGCGTACAAATCCCACACACCAGCCTCGATGTTGTTGAAGTGTGCCTGATCCTGAGGGGTGCCCTGCTGCATCACCTTGCCAGCGGGAGTGATGGTCCATGTTCCGTCATGGTTGTCGTTGATGACGTACAGACCGGGCTTGTCCGTTACATGGTCAAGCCATACCGTTTTTGCGTACACGGTCATTCCTCCTTTTTCTTCTCGGTAAAGGTAAAGTCGAACCAGTACAGAATACCAGTCTGACCCGTTGCGATCTTGATGTTCACGTCCTCGTGTGCCCAGACCTGATTGTCCGAGTTGATAAGCTCCACACGATTCACCGTAATCTCGCCCAGCCCGGTAATGGACACTCTGGCGCGAACGGTGCCATCGTCCAGAATGTCAATGCCGGACAGCGGAACGGTGTAGTAGGTCGAGCCGACGCGAAAACGCGCACAAGCAATGCGCCGTTTGAGATAGCCCCGCAGGTCTGCGAAGCCAGCCGAATCAATCATGCTGCTACCTCCTTAAAAATTCATTCCCGGTGTACTGCCGCACACCTTGGTGACATACGGAACGCCGAGGCCGGATTCCTCGGCAGTAAGGCCGCCGCCAGACGTACCGCCGGATGTGGCAGTAGCTGGATGCAGACCAGCGGTCAGGTCGCCAGCTGCGGGGGCTGCGTATGCGCTGCCGCTGTCTGCGGTCTGCACAGCGATATACCCGGCATCGTCAATGCCCTGCGTGGCGGTCTCCGGGTAGGTTCCAGCCAGCTTTTCCGGCGTATAGGCTCCACCATTGTCCACCGTCAAAACCTCGATTTGCGAGGCGGCGGTGCGGCCCTGTGTGGCCGTGGCCGGAAACGTGCCAGCGTCCAGCTGCCCGGTGCGGGGGTGAGCGTAGCTGCCGCCGAACTGGGCCGTTTCGATGACGATGTTCCCGGCAGTAATGCCGCCCTGCGTGGCCGTTTTGGGGAAAGTACCGCAGCGGCGCACCGCATACACGATGTAGCCGCTGCTGGTCTGGATCTCGATGCCGAAAGTGGACTGGTAGTAAACACCATCGTTGTGGGAGCGCAGGGACTTGTAGTAGCCGATAGCCCACAGCACACGGTCCGTGCTGACGTAGGTCACATCGGAGCCGCCCATGTCCAGCATGACCCGGAAATGGTACGGCTCGCCGCCGTACTGCCACCATTCTTCCAGCCGGGAGCCGGGATAGATAGCCCGGATGCCCCGCAGCACTGCTCCGGCAGTTCCCCGGTGGCGGTGGATGTAGGGTGCAGATTTGATGGTGCGCCGCTTGGCAGCAAGGTCATAGTCGTGGTCGTACCAGTCCACGGCGAAGTCTTTTGCCAGAATGTCCAGCAGGTCTTCCGGCAGCTGGTCGATGCGGGTGTAGATTTGGCCGAGGTCGATTTCATCCTGCCGCTGCTCCAGCACGTTTGCGATGGAGTGCGCCAGAGCCACCATTTTGGGGTCTTTCTGGAGCGCAAGCGGAAAGGCGTTCGTCATGTTCTCGGCGGTCAAGCCGCGATTACTCATCCTCGTACCCTCCGCTCTGCACGGTCACCGTGCCTACCTTGGCCACCTGCGGCACCTTGTCCGAGGTCAGGTCAACGGACGGTTTACCGTCTTCCAGCGGAGTGAACACAGGCAGCTTCAAATCCACACGTTTGATGCCGACTTCCAGCAGCAGATACCGCAGCTTGTCCGGGTTGATGTCCCGGCCCATCTTGCCAGCCTGCCAGCTGATGTACTGCTGCACAGCCTCGTTTACGCGGGTCTGTGCATCCGCAGCGGAAATGTCACCGTCACGGGTCAGATAGTAGGTCAGGTCGATGTTGTACGTCACCACATCAGGGTCGCCGGAAATGACGTGGTCGGTCAGGGGCCGCACCTCATCGGCAGAGCACACCTCGACCATCGCCTTTTTCGTTTCCTCCGGGGCAATGCTGCCATCGTCCATAACGGCATACAGGCAGACCGTGCCGGGGCTGGGGCTGTTCGCCACCACATCGGCAATCTTGGTGGACACGCTCTTGGCGAAATACTTGTAGCTGCCGACAGGCCCGGCACTCGACCACGCGGCCTGACTATCTTTCATCAGCTCGTAGAACTCGTCATCGTCCGGGGCATCGCTGCCATTTGCACTGGCGGTGACGTTGGAACAGCCGGAATAGTAGTCATACACGTCAACGATGGTGTTAATATCGCCGACTGCATAGCCATTTCCTGCCGTGCCAGCGGTCTGGCAGACCACCGTCACATCGGTATAGGTGGAGCCGATGGGAACGTACTCGTCTGCCGTTGTCGCCCAGTACAGGGTAGCGTTTGCGTCCGTGACACGAGTGCCGGCCGGAATCAGGATTGCGCTCTGCCGCGCCTCGCTGATGCTGAAACGCATGGTGCAGGTGGATGCGGTGGGCTGCGGACGCTCCTGCAAGAAGAACAATTCCGCCAGCGCATCCAGATTTTCGCCCTCCGCTCGGCTGGGGAGATTCTGGTTGTCAGCGTGGTTTGCGAGGGCACGCTCGTAAATGATCGCATCCTCGACCCATGAGATGAACAGCCGCTCCGGGCTGCCGGGGCGCACGGCTGTTCCGAAAAACTGCTCATATCCGGCGCAGAGCAGTGCATCCAGTTCATCCACATCGGTGCTGATGAACTGGTATTCGGTATTACGCATTGATGCTCACCTCCACAACAGGAAGCATCTTTCCGGGGTGCCCGGCGTCCGTCTTGAACGTAGTCCCCATGTAGGTGGCTCTCGGTTCAAAACGCTCGATGGCTTCCTTGATTGCAGCGCAGAGCATAGGCTGCGCCACGTTTTCCGGGCGGTCAAGAATATCCGAGATGTCGATGCCAAACTCCCGGTAGCCCGGCACCGTGCCTTTCGGCGTGGACAGGATAACGGCGATGTTCTGCAGGACGCTGGTCACGGTGTCCTGCTCGCCAAGGGAAATGGCGGTCAGGTCGGATGCCGATACCAGATAATTGCTCATAAACTCGCCTCACTCTCTCGGATATTCCAGCAAAGAAACGCTTGCGGTGATCCATGTCGGAGTACCGAAAGCGTCCGTATATTTGGTCTTGAATTTTGCGGATTTGATGACCCACCGATAGCTGCCGTAGACCTCGTTGCCGAGGACGAAAGAAAGGGTCGTTTGGTTGTTGACGTACCCTCTCAACATTTCCCGCTGCTTGCTCGGTGCAACGCCAAGGTATGCAGCCAGTTCAATGTCGAACGTGATGGTTTCGGCATCCGTTCCGGTGCCCTCGGTCAGGGCCTTGCCTCCGGCGCGCTGGTGGGTGGTGTATCTGGCGGACACGCTCTCCACCATGTCCTTGATGGTCTTGACGTAGCCATCGAACACGGCAAAGGCGATGTCGCCGAGGCATCCAACAATCACGGATAAATCCCTCCCAACACGAAACCGTCAGCATTGAAGCACGGCAGATACAGGCAGATCACAATGTCATCGATGGCGGGCACCCACCACACCACATGGGATTTGTGCTGGTGGTTGGTGGAGTTGTCCGCACCCGTGACCTTTTCCTCTTCATCCCAGATTTGGCGGGTGCCGTTCTGGGTCTTGAGGATTGTCAACGGATACGGAGCCGGGTGCGTAAACTGATGGTCGTGCGACCCGGCTTCCTCGGTGTACACGATGGCCTTGTAGTGCTGCATCACGGGGAGCCAGCCGGAAGTTATCCCGGTGTCCTCGAACTTCACACGCACAAGGCGTTTTTCCTTGTTCACATCGGTAACTTTTCCGATGCGAACATCGACATTTACGTTCATCAGTAACCTCCCAGCGTGTGTCGGCCAGTGACTTGTGTGGTGTACCCGCCAGAGCCGGACACCGTGTGTTTGGACTGTTTCACGATGTACTTGCCCGCCCATGGTCCGAACTTGTCAGCGTTGAATGTCAGTCCGGCAACCTTGCCGGGGTCTCCCGGATAGGTGAACTGCACCTGACGTTCGTACTTGTTGTACTGGCGGAGTTTCTTCGTAGCCAGTTCCTTTGCCTCGGCCTTGCTTGTGACCGGGGCATAGATTTCCAGCTGCTGATTGGTCTTGCTCTTGGCATCGTAGTCCTTGACGTATGCAATGCCCTCGATGGCCTTGCCATCCGGCCCAACGTAAGATACACGGCAGGACGCATACTGTGTTCCGGCCTGACCGAGCGAGAGGCTATATTTGATATAGCTTGTATCGCCCAGAGCAGTGGTCCACACCGCGTCTTTGCCCTCATACTCCTGCTGGTCGAAGATGACGATTTTGCCATCGGTGCATTTCAGTGACAGCCCTGCATCGTGGCAAAGCTGCTGCAAGAAGTCGATATCGGAGCAGCGGTACTGCTCCACGCGCTTGTATTCCGGGTCTTTCTTCGCAAGGAACTGGGTCGTCATGCCGTTTTTGGATGCCATTTCATTGGCAATGCCGGACAGCTTGTACTTTTCCCAGCCCTTGCTCTGCTTGGTCTGCCGTATCTGGCTCGTGTAGGGCAGCCCGATGGCCTTGATGGTGATAATTCCGGGCGGGCCGGATGCAGTCACGCTGTCCAGTTCAAAGGTTCCGCAGTCCAGTGCTTCATCCTTGCCATCGCTGTGCCAGTTGCAGGCGGTGATGGTAGCCCGGATTTTCAGGCCACCTTCACCGCTGCCGGAGGAGGAGCCGGAAGAACTGCCGCCGGACTTGCCGGAGATCTCGCTGGCATCGACCCAGCCATAGACGCGGGATGTGCCATCGGTGTGGATGACGTGGTACGGATGCAACGCACCCTGTTTGATGATGGTGATTTTGGCGGGGCCAGCCTTTGGCTTGCCGTTCGCTTTTTTGTCGGTGGACGCCTTGTAGTGCGGGCCACCAAGGAACTGCACCACATCACCGACCTTGTAACCATCGGAAGATGCAGCCGATACATCACCGTCAATCATCTTCTGGAGCCAGTCGGTCATCCAGATGCCCTCCCGGTCTTGGAGTTTGATTTGCAGGTCATCGCTGGCATCTTCCTCGTTGTCGGTAAAGGACAGTGAGAGCAGATACGGAGTGATGCTGCTGGTGATGTCTACACCGTCAAATTCCACCGTACACTCGGCATGGCGGGCGGTGTTTTCATCGCTCATGTGACCACCTTCTTCCACGGCGGCAGGGTCGAACTGGTCTTGGTTTCGATTTCCGGGAGCGTCAAAACGATTCCGGCAGGAAACTCAAAATAGTTCAGATACTGCGAGTTCGCAGCCATCAGGCGGGGTGCAAGGGCGCAGCTGCCGAGTTGCGTGTATGCTACGCTATCCCAGCGGTCACCCTGCACGGTGGTGTAGGTTTTGCTCATGCGTAACCCCTCCTGAAATTATCGTTGTCGTTGTCGCTCACAATTTCCAGCACAGCTTCACGGAGGTCGTCATTCTGGGCGTTCAGGACGCTTCGCAGTTCATCCGTATCTCGCATACCGTAGATGTGGTAAACAGGCGCAACGGTGACGGGAGCTGCGCTGCTGGCGTTGGAGCCGCCAGATGCAGAACCGCTGGGCAGCATGGTTTCCTCAACGGTGCGGGTTTCGCCGCCGTTGAAGTAGACCGACCTGCTGCCATCGACAGTTTCCGTGTAGCGGTTATACTCCTCACGCAGCGTCTGGGCTTCCTGCTCCTCCCGGATGGCATCCCGGACAGCAGACAGGTCAATCGCATTTGCGCTGGTGATTTGTTCCAGCTGCCGAGCATCATTGAACGCTGCACGAGTTTCCGGCGCGGTCAGCACGGTTTCGCCGCCGTTGAAGTAGACCAGCTCCGGGCCGTTCTCACCAACGATAGCGAAGCCCGGTGCCGCGGATTCGGTGCCCACTGCATAACCGGGGATGTTGCCGTTTTTCTGGTCGATGTTGTAGCGTTTGTTTGCCCCGGCCAGCGCAGCAGAGGCGGTGCTTGCTACTCGCTCATAGGCCTCCTTGACGAGCGGGGTCATATTTTCCGCGCCATCAATAAAGCCCTGAATGGTCGCTTTCGCGCTCTTCAAGGCTTCATCGCCGAGGTCCATATCTTTCACGCTGTCGGCCAGATTCTGCGCGATCTCGTCCATGGTATTGCTCATACCAGTTTCGAGGTCAGCCATACTCTCGCTGGTGGTCTTCTGCGCCTCCTGCAAGGAGCGGTAGTTCTCGACCATCTTTGCGAGGTCGGAATCCGATGCAGCGGCCATGCCAGCGATAGCGTTCACGGAATCCTTGCTGCCATCGGCGAAACTGGCGATAACATCGCTCAATCCGTCAATGTCAGCAGCCCGGTCATTCAACTTTTCGAGGTTCTGGTTGTAGTTATCCCAGTAGGTGATCTGACTTTCCAGCGCGGAGTTGATGCTGGATGCAGAAGTCGCAACGACCTTTTCTGCAGAATCCCACAGGTCGTACTGCTTGCCGATGCTGTCATAGGCTGCATTGTAGGCATCCATGTAAGCCGAAACGAGGTCTTGAATCTCCGCTTCGGCATCATTGATAACATCGGTCACAGCCTGTTCCTGCGCTGCCACATCGTTTGCGCTGTTGGCGGCATCCTGCTGCGCTGCGTTCAGGGAATCGACTGCATCCTTGGCTTCCTGATACTCGGCCTCGGCTGCATCGATGGCTTCCTGATCCTGCTCCACGGCCTCGGTGTAGTTTTCGACTTCCCGCCGGGCGGTGACAAGGTCGTCCGAATAGCCCATGTACTCGGTGCGCAGCTGCTGCACATCCTCGCTCATGGTGCGCCACGGTAAATCTTCCACCGTTCCGTAGGTCAGTTTGAACTGTTCGTCCGTCATGCCGAGAGAAGCCAGCAGCTTATCATAAGCCGCAGACATTCCGGCGTTGGACTTTTCAACCTTTGCTTGGGCGGTTGCCAGCTTGGTTTCGTTCTCGGCACTCTCAACCAGAACGTCATTGTACTTGTCGTACAGAGAGTTCAGATATTCCTGCCGGGCCTGTGCCTTTGCGTCGGCCACATAAGCGTCCGTGTGCTGGCGCAGGGCTTCGGTGCCGCCTTTGATGGAGTTGGTTTCGAGGTCAATATCATCGGCCAGACTGGGCACCAGTGCGGACAGTCGGGCAAGGGTATCGTGGTACTCGGCGTTTCCGGCAGTATTGCCGTTGGTGGCAACTTCGATGGCCTCCAACTTGCTGATGTACTGGTCTGCAACGCTGGCGGTAGCTTCCATGTTGGAGAGCGTAGCATCATAACTGTTGCCAGCTTCCTCCATGCTGTCGCCCATGTCCCGCGCCGCGCTGGTCAGTTCCTTAACGGACGGAACGGCATCGTCAGACGATGTGGCAAGCGCAGTAACCAGAGTGACCGTCCCGGCAATCGCCACAGATGCAAGCGTCAGCGGCCCGGCAAGGCCAGCCAAAGAACCAGTGAACAGCGTTGCCGCTGCATGAGCCAGCTTGATGCCGGCAGAAACAGCAGTCAGTGTTCCGATCAGTCCTCCCAGCGTAACTGTTCCGGCTGCAATGCCCTTGACCAGACCGGGGTTTTCCTCGACCACGCCCTGCATCCAGCCCAGCACCTGTGCGCCAACGTCATACAGCCCGGACATAGCCGGGGTCAAATCCTCGCCGATGGCGATTTTCAGACCGTCAGCTGCGGACTGCATCAGCACCAGTCTGCCGTTCATGTTGTCGAGCATGGTTCCCGCCATCTTGTCGGCAGACCCGGCGCAGTTGTTCAGAGCCTCGGTGTAGTCCGTAAAGGACTGCCCGCCCTCGGCTGCTGCTTCGCTGCACCCCGCCATAATGGTCTGGAACTTGGAATACTGGTTCGTGCCAGCGATGACCTTGGCAAGGTTGGCCTGTTCTTGGTCGGTCAGGTCGCCCCAAATCCCTGCAACGCCTGTGAGGATGCTGGACAGGGACTGCATATTGCCCTGTGCATCGTAGATGTTCACGCCGTAGTTTGCCAGTTCGTCACCGCACTTCTTTGTGTTGGTGGCAAGGCGGGTAAAGATAGCGTTCAGAGCCGTGCCAGCCTCGCCGCCCTTAACACCAGCGTTGGCCATGGTAGCCAGCACTGCGGTGGTTTCCTCGACAGAATAGCCGAGGGAGGTAGCGGTGGATGCACACGCCTTGTATGCCTCGCCCAGCTGGATAACGTCCGTGTTGGAGTGAGCCATGGCGTAGGCCATCACGTCCACAAAGTGCGTGGTGTCGGAGGCTTTCAAGCCGAAAGCGGTCAGGTAGTCGGTGACGATGTCCGATGCTTGTGCCAAGTCCATGTTGGCAGCAGCAGCCAGATTCAGCACCGGGCTGATGCCCTCCAGCATGGACTGGGTGTCCCAGCCCGCCAGAGCCATATAAGACAGAGCGTCCGCCGATTCGCCAGCGGTGAACTTGGTGGTCGCGCCCATCTCTTTGGCTTTGTCGGACAGGGCTTCCAGTTCCTCGCCCTCTGCGCCGGACAGAGCCTCGACATTGCTCATGGATGCCTCAAAGTCACCTGCGGTGTTGATGCAGTCCATGTATGCGTCCTTGATTTCGCCAAGGGCTTTCGCAATGCCCGCCGTGGCAAGCACGGATTCAACTGCGTCAATGGCCTCGACAGATTTCTCGCCAAAGCCCTTTGCGCCCTCTCCGGCCTCGTCCATGGTCTTTTTGAGGTCAACCTGCTGGTCTTTCAGCTTATCGACCTCGGTTTCCAGCCGGGCGGTTTCCGAGGTCAGCTGCGTGGTGTCCACGCCAGCTTCCCGCAGGGTGTTCCCGGTAGCAGCCAGACGCTGCTCATAGGTGTTCAGGGAGGCCGTGGTCTTGTCGATCTGCGCCTGTTTGGAAATCAGCTTGTTTTCCAGCGCAGAGGAATATCCCTCGGTCTCCTGAATCTCTTTCTGGATGTTGTCGTACTGCTGCTGCAAAACAGACAGCCGCTGCTTGGTCGCATCAACCGCCTGCTGCTGCTTCTGGTACGAGGAAATGTCGGATTGTGCTTTGTTCAACTGCTGGATTCTGTTCTGTGTTTCCACAAGAGCAGACTGCGCAGCCTTGAACGTACTGGAAAAGCTGCTGTTCTGTTTGGCGGCAAGATTGAACTGCAGTTCCCATTCTTTACGAGCCACTACTTCGCCTTTCTCGCCTTTTCGCGGTCAGCAACAATGGAATTATTCGTGTCAATCCATTGCCGCAGTTGATACAGAGGCATGGCAAGCCAGTATGGTGCAGGGGTGTTGTTGCCCTGCGCCATCAGGAGGGCTTGCCGCCGCAGCCACTCTCCACCATCATCGGTTACACATCCGACAGCATCAAAAAATTTCTTGCTTTGGTGCGGATAGTGTTGTAGTCCCGGATGCTCATGGCACCGATAACGTCAACGCCGATGGGCTGGGTGCAAGCACGGCAGGCCATCCGAATCAGATAGCCCGCGCTCATGCTGGGGACAATGACAGGCTGACGCAGCGCAGACATTTCGGCCTCGATTGCGAGCGAATCATTGCCAGTCAGCTTGCCGAAATCGAACGTCAGGGTTTCGTACTTCTTGCCCTCGTACTCAAACGGCTGGATGAGTTTGTGAGTGTAGGTGTAGGGGTCGTTTGCAGCCTTGTTGGCTTCTGCGACTGCCGCATCGTACTCTTTTTCGCTGATGGTGTTCATGGCGGCTGCTCCTTTCGCAGTTAAAAAATAGGCCGGAGCCGCAAAATGCAGCCCCGGCGTAACGGTTGGCGTTGATTACTTGCCCAGTGCCTTGCGGACGTTGGCCAGATAATCGGTGCCGTTGATATAGCAGATGAAGTTCAGCGGGTCCAGCTCGCGGACTTTCTTGCCGTCGAGATAGGTTGCCCAGTAGCGGACAACGTACTCGCCGGAACCGTTGGCGGGAGTAGCCGGGGCGATGGTGCCGCCCTTGGTGGACTTCGGGATAACGACCATGATGTGCTTTTCTGCATGGGCATCAATGGTGCCGTTGATGGGATCCTCGTGCTGATTTGCCACACGGAGGTCAATCTGGTGGCGGCGAATCTCCGACAGTTTAACGCTCTGCGGAGTGGTGGTGCGGAAGTTCAGGCCAAGGGTCATGGTGTCCAGATGGCCCATGATGACAGCCTCGATGTTGCCGCCGATGCCGGCACCGGAAATGCTCTGGGTCAGCATGGTAACGTCAGGCAGCGTGGCCTGTGCCATGCCCTCGTACTCCACGGAATCCTCGTAGACCGCGAAGTTGATAACAGACTGGTCCATAGTAGTACCTCCTCTTTAGGACTGGAGTGCGCTGGTCACATAATCAGCGTCATACTCCAGCACGAAGTCGATTTCCTGCGCCGGAGAGGGCGGGGTCATGTAAACGTGCAGTTTGATCTTGCCCGCCATCAGCGCAGTCAGCGGGTTCTCGTTTTCCAGCATCTCCACGCGGGCACCCAGCAGATAACCTGCACCGACCAGACCGTTCAGCCAAATGTTCGCACTGTCCAGAATGGTGTCGATAAGGCGGCGGTTCATCGGCTTGTCCAGCTTAGACCAGAAAGTCTTGATGAGGGTGTTGGAAACGTAGTCGAACATCCGGCTGACAGGGATAAAGTAGTCCTTCACATCGGTGGACTTGGGGTAGCAGCCAGTGTAGTTGCCCCATGCAGTCCAGCTGCCCATGAAGTTCAGGAAAGTGCAGATGCCAGCGGCATCGACCACATTTGCCTGATTGTAGGTCAGGTTGATAACAGCACCGTCATCATCGCACAGACCGTCAATGTGGACGGTCTTGTTGGAGGGGCTCTCATAGGGAATGCCGCCATTGTTGGTGTCGGTTTCCGCAAGGCAGCCAGCCATGATGGTGGAGCCGTGGAAGCGCAGCTTGCCGAGGGTGCCGTTCGGCCAGCACAGGATGGACTTCTGGTCATAGGTGCCGCTGTTCTTCGCCTGAACCGCTGCGGTGTAGGTCTTTGCGGAAATGTCCACCAGAGCCTTGCCGGAGAACATACCGTTGATAGAGCCAGCCTTTGCAGCCAGCGCAGCAGCAACGGTAGCCTCCTTGGAGAAGCCGGGCGCCATAAGCAGGTCGGGAATGATGCCGAACATAGTCAGACACAGCTCCACCTGCTCAACGGCAGCAGCCACATCGGATGCCTCGGAATTCTCGGCAAGGGGCAGGAAGATGACGGGCTGGCAAGCGCACAGCTTGAAGTGATAGTACATCACCTCGCAGACGGTGAACTTTGCCCAGTCATCGTCATAGCCCAGCTGCTCTTCTGCCTCGGTGTAACTGGTGCAGAGCACCGGGGTGCCAGCGGTTGCAGCGGTGCCAGTTGCCTTGGACAGCGGTGCAGTGCCGATGACAAAGGGGATGCCGCAGGTTGCGGCGTTCGGGGTCGCCACGGCGGTGTCGGCGCGGCTGACGTTAATACCATGATCTGCCATAGTATGTAATCCTCCTTACTTGGATTTGGCGAGCATCCGGGCATATTCCCGGATGGCCTCGCCGCGTGCTTTTGCCTTTTCAGGCGTGGTGTGCAGCTCGTCCATGTCGATGATGAAGTCGGCCACGCCGGGATATTTCTCGGTGGCGATTTTCACATCGTCACGGTCTACCGCCTCCGCAGCAGCGCAGGGGTAAATCGTGTTTTTCTGGATGTAGCCCAGAATGGACGGACCGATGTAAATAGAAACGCCGGACTTGCTCTTCGCAGGTTCGGCGTTTACGGTATTTTCGGCGGGCTGTTCCGCCGCGGTCTTTTTTACCGCCATAACTTAGTGTCCTCCGTTTGCTGCACGGTAGGCAGCTTCCAGTAGGTAATCATCTCTCCGGCGTAGTAAGGCTTGGATTCTTCATCGTAAGGGATGCTTTCCAGCTTATGTCCGGGAGAAAGGTCGAGGGCGAACTGGTACCGGGGCTTTCCATCCGCTCCGATGCCGCCCACCTTGCGGACTTTGAGCAATTCCACACGAAACCGCTCCATCATGTTCAGGAGCGCAAGGTCGCCCTCCTGTTCATCCGGGTTGTAGCAGCAGAATATAGAGCGCACAGAAACAACTGTGCGCTCTTCGCTGCCGGGCTGCTGCTCCGTAGCCAGCGGGATGACCCGATGGATGATGTAAGGGGCTTTCTTCTTGGCCGAACGGCTGTCGGGAAGCCGCATCAGGTAAACTTCCGGGGCGCGGTAGGCCTGTTCGGTATCGCCCTGCTGCATAGCCACCGGGAGAATCATGTCGGCCATGATGTTCTCGGTAAAGGCTTTCAGCTGCTCAAGCAAAACAACGCTGGTCATATCAGACACCCCATCCGTTCAGAATTCGTGTGATTTCGTGTTCAATGCGCTCCTCATAGGTAGATGCCATTTTCTCCTCGATGGAATCCATGACATTTTCGTTGGAGTACATCATCTGCGGGGTGGCAGGGCCAAACAGTTCCTTGACCGGGAATCGCTTTTCGCCCTGCCGTTCATAGATGCCGTAATGGGAACCCATCTTCGCCTCAAAAGCGTGGTCCAGTGCCTGTCTGGTGCTGGACTTCTTCACACGAGTAACCACACGGCCGCTGCGGTCCACCTTGGTATCGAAAACTCTAAGGGGGATGACGCTGCCACGGTAGCCGAAGTTGATGGAAACTTCGCCGTTGCCGCCCCGCTGGATGTTGTTGATGTTCTTTGTGCGGTTGGAAAACTCGCTGCTGCTGATGGCATACTCCTGCGTAACCGCCCGCTTCGCCACCGTTTTTCCGGCAGCAGCGGCACGGGCCAGCGCAGAGCCTACAGCACGATTGGCGCCTCCGGGAATCCCGGCGAGGAGGGCAGACACGCGGTCAAAACCTTCCTCTGCAATGTCAACGGTAATGCCGGCAGCTACGCTGTGCATCATGGTGTCCGTTGTCACATCGCTCATTCGTCAATCGCCTCCAGTTCCACACGCAGCATCCCCATTTCGCAGACAGAGGATGCCACATAGTAGTTTCGGACGAATCCGTCCTCGTCAATGCCCAGCTTGCAGTCTTTCTCCGGCTGTTTCCCGCCGAGAGCTGCAATGTCGCAGTGCAGCACCCGGCTGACCCGGTACAGACCCTGCGCATGGTCGCTGATGGTCTGGCGCACACGCTCCTTTTCGGAGAGGCCTGTCAGTACCATTGGAACGTCCGGGTATTCCTCTCCGTCATAGTAGACCGTGTGCGTTTCGGCAAACTCGTCCAGATTCAGAAAGACGCTGTTCAGGTCTTCCTGCACAGCGTCCTTAAAGGCACTCACGCCGTGGGCATCGCAGCCGCCAGTTCAGGACCATCAGCGCACTCGTCACCGGGCACAACGTCCTCGGCGCAGATAGCCTGAATGAGCGCGTCCTTGGTCTTGAGCTGCTTGGTGTCGATGCCCATATCCGCAGCCAGCTTTTTCAGGTTGGCAACGGTCATATCGTGCAGCTGGTCGGGGTCGAGGTGTGCCGCCTCGGAGCCGTTTTGCGAGGTTTCGGCTGTGGGAGTGTCGTTATCTTCCGCAGCTGCCGGAGCCTCCACGGGGGCCGTTTCCGGGGCACTGGGAGACGAAAATGCGTATTTTGCCACGCCCAGCCCAATAAGGCGGACTGCTTCGGCATCGCTGACCTCGCACCGTTCGCCATGCGCAACAGTGTGAACACCAGTTTTGGTGGGGCAGCCGTAGCCGCCACAAAGAATCTCAACAATCATCGGTGTACTCCTTTCAGGTCGGACTTAACCGACCACGTTCTTGGCGCGAATCCAAGGAATGTAGTTCTTGGGTGCGGCCAGCGGGCGGGCTTTCAGGCTCATCTTGCGCACGTCGTTCTCCTGATCGATGCTGAACTTGGGAACGCGGCGGGAAGCGATGGTGGAGTGCTGGGTCTCACCGTAGTTGATCTGGGTGATGGCACCATACATCAGGTGGCCGCAGGCAGGAGCCGTAATCAGAGCATCGGTCTTGGGGAAGTAACGCTGCTCTGCATTGGCGGTGTCAACGTAGGTCTCGTCCACGGAAATGAGGTTCAGCTTATAGCCGCGGAAGTTGAGGGTGCCGCCGTAGGTAACGCCATCGTATGCGCTCAACTCCTGCTCGATCTTGCCAACGATGATGCCGGAGTTCTTGTCCAGCAGACGCTGAACCTTTTCCATGTTCAGAACTGCGTCATACACATCGGCACCCAGCAGCAGGTCAACGGCGCGCAGACCGCGCTTGGACAGCATACGGCACATGGCAGGAACATCGCCGAAGAAGTCGCCAGTGTCCTCGGACCACTTGTGCGCCACAGTGTACAGGTGGTCGTTCTCGTGGCCGGGATTGTAGAACTTCACGACCTTGGCCTCGCCCTTGGTCTGGTTGTCGATCATCTCCTGCATGGTGCAGCCGTTCTCCAGCATGGTCTGTGCGCACATCCACTCCTCGGTGCGGATGATGCGGTTGTCCATGTCCACGAGGTCGTTCTGGGTCAGACGTGCTGCACGCTGGGCGGGGGTGCTGTTGGCGTAGATAGCCTCGCCGAAGCCGCGCTTGGTCAGGTCATCGGCAGACAGCTCACGGCTCACGCCGATGGCTGCGGGATCAAACTCGTGGATCTCGTAGCCCATGCGCTCCATCGGGATGGCACCGACACGAGGGCCAACGAAAGCGGCCATCTTGCGGTCACCGTCCATGTACTCGGTCAGCACCTTGTCGGAGTTGAAAATGTCACCATCATCGGTGCCGAAGTAGCGATCACGGAAAAAGGTCTGCCGGGGAACGGCGCGCTTGTACACGGCCATCAGGGTGTAGGTATCGAAGAAATTCAGTTCAGCAGGCATTGTTATATCCTCCTTACAGTGCGGGTGCAGCGGCCTTGAAGATGATGCCGCCGTTGCGCAGGGCATCCTTTTCGGCCTCGGTGATGACGTGGCTGTTGGCGGTGATGCACTTGTTCAGGTTGAAGCAGCCAGCCAGATAGATGGGCACGGTCACATCATTCTCGGTGCCAACGTCAACGTCATCGCACAGAATGGCGTAGGCGGTCAGGGTTTCATCGCTGGTGGCGGAAGTGCCCAGCGCAACCAGCTTGTTGTCGCCCTTGGTGCCGCTGGACTTCGCCAGAATGGTGCCGCGCTTGATGGTGCCAGCAGTGCCCAGCTTGCGGAGAGTGCCGCCGCTGACAACCAGCTTGGGGTTGATGTCGGCAATCAGGCCATCATACTCCATGGTGCCGAGAGATTTGCTCAGTTCGCTCATAGTAGTGATCCTCCTTACTTCTTGTTCTCGCCGAACAGGTCTGCGATAGCTGCATCGGCGGCAGCCATGCGCTCGGCCTGCGTCTTAGGCACGTTGCCCTTTGCATCAGGCAGGGATTCCGGGTCGCCGGATGCAGATGCGCCCGGCACGGCTTCCACGTTCTTTGCGCCGGATGCAGCGTTGTCAGCAGCCAGATTCTTCAGGAACTCGTGGCCCTGCGTGGCGGCAGCCTTGGCAGCACGGAACGCCAGCTCACGAGCATCGCAAGCGGTTTCGCCGTACTTGGCCTCCTGCACCATAGCAGGGTCAAACAGGCTTGCCACAGAATCGATCTCGGCCAGACGGTTGCGTTCTGCGCTCACGGCGGCATCGATAGCGGCCTGCGGGTTCTCCGCTGCGGGGGTTGCAGGGGTGGGGTTTGCATTGTTTGCCATAGTAGTTTGTCCTCCTTCGTTGGACTGGGCGGCGGGTGCCGCCGGTGTATTTGCAGGAGCCGCCGCAGGAGCGACAGCTTTAGCCATAGGAATGTTGTCAGGCAGCTTCACGCCCGGCATCAGGCGCAAGGCGTGGCCCTTGGCGTAGATGGTCTGGCGGTCTGCGCTTGCGGAAATTGCCACAGGCTCGGCATCGTCCAGCAGTTCATCGGCAAAGCCTTTGTCGATGGCCTCCTTGCCAGTCATGTAGGTGGTGTCACCCATCATGTGCAACAGCACAGTTTCGGAAAGCCCGGTCTTGCGCTTGTAAATCGCGACTTGGCTTTTGTCCCACGCATCGTTGGCTTCTGCGGCCTTACGCATTTCATCGGCATTGAGCGCGCCGCGGATGACAGTCCAGCACTTGTGAATCATCACAAGGCTGCTGGGGTTTACCTTGACCGTATCACAGGCGCACATGATAAGACTGCCGCCGGACATGGCCACACCATCCACAATGCAGGTCAGCTTCGTGCCCTTAGTGGCCAGTTCGCGCAGCCTGTTGTGAATCAGGATGGAAACGCCAGCATCGCCGCCCAGACTGTCCATGCGGATGGTGATCTCCGAGCAGTGCTCGACCTGCTGCAAGTCCGACAGGAACTCGCTCTCGATGATGTACTGACCCGGAATCGGCTCGTCAGTCCACCAGTCGATAGGCTGCGTTTCCACGATCTCGCCGTACATGGTGATGTCGGCGGTCTGGCCATCAGTGCTGGCCATCGCATAGCAGGGTCGCTGGATGCTCACCTGCGGGCTGTTATTCGGTTTGGGCATTTTGTGTACCTCCCTGTGTAGTGATGCTGGCGGTGGTTTCGATTACGCCCTCGCCGCCAGCGGCTTTCAGCATCTCGTTTTCACGAGCCAGCTGTTCAGCATTTTCCTCCCAGTCACCGCCGCCCATCTCGCGGGTGACCTGCTCATGGGTGCGGAAGCCGTGGTGGGTCTGGAGGATTGCTGCCTCGACCTCTTTCTGCGGGTCAAGACTGCCCTGCACAGGGCCAATCCAGCGGGCGCCACACCACGCTGCCCGGAGCAGCGGGTCATCAAAAAAGCCCGGAGCGATTACTCGCCCGCGGGCTACGGCCTCTGCCAGCCAGATTTCATACGCAGGCTGGCAGAAACTATCCACCAACCATGTGCGGCGCATCTTGAACGCCTCCCATGCTTCCAGCAGGGCGGCGCGGCTTGCCGAGTAACTGGCGCTGAACTCTTTCAGCAGCAGTTCATACGGCATTTCAATGGCACCGCCCATCAGCTTGCACAGCGTTTTGACGAATGTGTCAAAGCCAGCGGTGGGAACATTCGGACTTCCGAACTTGATGTCCTCGTCCTTGTCGAGGTGGAACACCTGACCGGGGCCCATCTCGTACTCGTTCTCACTGTGGCTGGCATTGTCGGTCTGCGGGTTGTCCACAGGAACGCCGCCGAGGTCGCCGCCGCCCACTTCGTTGAACGGAATTGCACTCTTTGGCGTTTGCGACACAATCCACGCTGTGAAGTAGCTCTGGACCAGTGCCGCAATCAGCTCCGATTCGGTGTATCTGCGCAGCTGGAGCAGCGGTTCGATGATAGGCGCAATGAGCGGAACGCCTCGGTACTGGTCCGGGCGTTCCGATTCCATGATGTGCAGGATCTGGGGCAGCCCGGTCTTTGCGCCAACGGCCTCCACCCTCTGCCATGTGGTCGTATCGTTCTTCCACTCGTGCGGGTAGGTGTTGCGCACCCAGTAGGCCACGATTGCGCCGCTGCTATCCACTTCCACGCCATCATAGATTTTGTTGCCGTTGTCGGGGTTCTTGCCCTCGGTGTAGCCCAGACCGTCCAGCAGACCACCGCACCTGTCCGGGGTGGACACTCGGTCAGCCTCCACCAGATGCAGCCGCAGGCCGTAGGGATGCAGCTTATCCGTGTCGCGGATTTTTACCACTGCGAACACATCACCGCTCATCAGCCAGCTTTTCAAGGCCAGCTGCTGCAAGCCATAGAAGTTGTTCAGCCCCATGGCATCGCAGTTGCGGCGGTTCTCTGCCCACAATCGGAATTCGGCCTCGGTCTTGGTCTGCCACTCCTTAGCTTCTTCCGGGGAAAGCCCTAGGACATCCCGGTCAATGGTAGCTTTCAGGGTAAGGCCAGTGCCGACCACCTTTGTGCGGTTGGTGTTGATGGCACTCGTGGCAATCGGTGCGCTCATGTAGAGCATCCGGCTGCGCTGCCGCAGGGTGTCGGCGTTGTCGTGTATATCGCTGCTCGGCGAGTTGCTGTTGGGGAAAAATGCCCGCAGCGCGCGCCGTTTGTAGGATGCGCCCGCTTCGCTGTATCCGCTGGCTTGCGGCGCAGCAGTGACGCGGTATCTGACGCTCAAAAGTAATCGCCTCCGTTGTTTTCAAACTAAGCGGGCTGGCTGGGGAAAGGAGTAAAAAGCAGCCAGCCCGCGGCAAAAGCCCAGATGGGCTGTTACCCTAAAAAATCACCAATCGCGCGGGATAACGCCAAATGCCTTGCGGGCACTCTGGCCGTTCAGCAGCGCGGTCAGTTCATCGACTTTTCCCTCGGCTTCTTTGATTTCATTACTCAATTTGTCGAGGTCGAAGCGTGTAAGTTCCCGGTCATCCAGACGGTAGCTTTTCACGCCGCCGGAAAGCAACTTTTGGTAGGCCACATACAGCTTGTCAAGCCGCTGCGTGTGGAATTCCAGCCGCTTTTTGATGGTCGCGGTATCCATAACTCACACCTCACCAGTCATCTAAAAGTTTCTCCCGCTTCCGGCCTTTGGGCTGGGAGCGGGAGATGGGTTGTTGAATATTTACTGCTGCCGGAGCATCGACAGCCTTGCCGCGCAGCTGTTTCAGCCTGCGGTCAATGGCATCTAGGTCTTTCGGCAGCACCTTGAAAGCTGCCAGAGCGTAGTTCCGGCAGTCTAAAGGCTCGTTTCGCTCGTGGCCGGAGATTTTTTCCCACTGCCACGGATTGCGGTGGCCGTCTTTGTACACCAAGTGTTCGGACAGCAGACCGTTGAAATAGCCGAGGCCGTAATCGTCCCGGCGTGGGAAATGGCAATACCGGGCTCCCGGCTCCTGCACTTTCAAATCGTCCATGATGATTTGCTTGCCGGAATCAACACCCAACTGGTACTGCCAGCACATCCCGATGTAGCGGTTCTGTACTGTGATTTTCTGCTGCTTCGGCGGGCCAGTGAACGGCCTGTCAGAGCCCGGAAAACCCTTGATGCAGAAAACCTTTTTGCCTATGCGGTCATGGCAGCGTTGGCGTATCTCTTGGGTAAAATGACCGCCCTCGTCCACAAATTTGATGGACACGGGCAGTTCCACGCCATCGGCGAATTTCAACTTGCGGTCAAATACCAGCTCGTCCAGCTGCCGCCAGACTTCGTCACTGTCCGGGCGGCCACTGACGATGCCTTTTTCAATGCCCCATGTTTCCCCGAAGTGGCCGAAGCCCACAATCTCGTACTCCATGCGGTCATCCTGCGTGTCAACGCCAGCAGTCAGCACCAGAACACCCTCCGGCAGTTCTGCGGGGTATTCCTCCCTGCGACCCAGCATGGTGTCCTCATCCTGCACATCGCCGCGGTCTTCCCACAGCAGCCCAAGGCGGGTGTTGTAGACGACCTGCATCTTCTTGGTGTCACCCAAGGCGTTCAGGTATTTCAGCACGGTATCTTTCCATGCAGCCCACTGCGACACAAAGCTGTTCAGCCAAAAAGAGCGGATTCCGTTCTCATAGGCTGCGGGGTTTTCCGCTTGCCAGTGAGCCGGAGCCCGCTTCATGGTCACCTCGTCCGAAATGCAGCCGCACTCCGGGCAGAGATACCACACGTCCTTGACCTTGTAGGTTTTCTCGCCGTGGGTTTCGATGGTGTCATACTCGTACCGAATGTCCTCCCAGCGCAGTTCGTGGAAGCCCTTGCAGTGCGGGCACTGGGACACCCAGCGTTCCATCGTGCCCTTGACGTAGGACTTAGCAATGGCACTGTGCCCCTTGATGGTGGGGGTGCTGACCTCCACAGCCTTTGCGTTGTAGAACGTGGTCTGCCGGGCCATTGCCAGTTCCCAAGGGTCGCCCTCTGTGCCGGCACTCGTAGCCCAGCGGTCACGCTCATCACCCAGCACATAGCGGATGGGCTTTGATGCCAGAGCGTGCGCCTCGGTGGAGCCGCACATGGTCAGGATGCCGCCGGGGTAGCTTTTCTGCAGAATCGTGTTGCCGCTGTCCCGGCTCTTGGCTTCCGCAACCTTGGCCCGCAGCGTAGGGCAATCTCGTATCATGGGGGCGATACGCAGCTTGCTGTACTCCTTGGCATCCGTCATCTGCGGATGGATGAACAGGATGGAGCCGGGGTCAACGTCAATCGTTCTGCCAATGACGTTGTTTTCAAACTCCGACTTGCCGACCTGCGAGGACGCTACAACAACGATGTGGTGGATGCGAGGGTCAGAGTATGCGTCCATGATTTCCACCAGATAGGGCGTTCTGCTGTTGCGCCAGCGGCCTTGTTCGGCAGATGCTTCCGGGGACAGCACACGGTTTTGCGCAGCCCACTCGCTGACCGTCACGTTGGGCGGCGGGCGGATAGCAGCCACCAGCTTGGACACCAAAGCGTTCAGGCGGTCTACTGCGGCGTTGTCACTCATCCTCGTCACCGTCCAGCTTTTCGGCCCATGCACGGCGTTCCCGAACACGAGCCTCATACTTTGCCGGGTCGTAACGGAACATGGCTATTTCCTCGGCAATCTGGTTCACCTCGCCGCGCATATACTCCGCCACCTCTGCCGGGTCAGACAGGGCGGCGGCGTTGATAGCGCAGCGGCTCGGCAACGCCATCAGTGCGCCCCGGATGTTGTAGATAAGTTCAGCGGTCATAGCTGCCACATCCTCGCTGCGGTGCATCTGCCCGGACAACTCCTTGGCTTCTGCCTGTGCGATTTTGGCCTTGCTGGTCTTGAGCGTGGCCTCTGCCTTGGCCTTGACCCGCTCAATCTTTTTGGCCTCCTCCGCTTCCTCTTTGGTCAGCCCGCCGCGAGAGATGCTGCCGATGTAGGCTTGCACGGCATCAGACAGGACGAACTTGCCCCTGCTGACGGTCACAAGCACACCATCTTGTGTCAGCTGCTGCACCCTGCGGCCTGTGATGCCCAGCACAGCAGCCAGCTCGGTGGTGGTCACGTTCCTGTCAGCAAGATTTTCTTTTGTCGGCATCCGAAACCACCTCCTTTTCTGGTAAAACTATCTGGAAAATTCTTTGAAACTCGTTATACAAAGCGTAACGAAATGGCCGATTTTTCCCTTACTAACTAGCGTGTTTTCGGGGTCGTCGAGCCCGCTCAGTGTGGGGCACCCCCGTCACAGTACCTTTTCGTCACCGAACGAGCCATCGTCGGCCCGCTCCTGTCCGCTGTTGGGCGGATGCAGAAAGGCTTCGACCACAGCAGGGTCATACTCGATGGTACACTCGATGCTGTCCATAGGGACGCTGGGACAGGCGTATACGGTTACGGTGTTCATGGTGTCGTGCTCCTTTCAGCAGGGAATGCTCACGCTTTGAATCTTCCTATAGGCATCCAGACGCAGCTCCTTCTTGTCGCCGTCGTAGGTTGCCTCGTAGTACATACAGTCAGGGACGGTGGTGGACAGCCAAGCCTTGTTGTTCTGAAGGGTGCTGCCGCACCAGAGTACGCACACGTCTTTCACGCCGATCTTCTGGAGATGTGCCAGCTCAGCGTTTGCATTATAGAGGCTGGCGACGGCAGCAATGGCGGATGCCACAAAATCATAGTAGTCCATAGTGATGATTCCTTTCCTCGAGATAAAGCCCCTGCCAGCATGAGCGCTGGCAAGGACGATTTCATACGCTGCGGATGACCTGAGCCTTGGAGTATGTGTCGTGGCCCTTGGTCATCATGTTCAGGAAATCGTCTTTGGTAAAGCCGGACAGGCGGAAGATTTCTTCGGGCTTCATGCCCAGCTGCTTGCCGATTTCCTCCACGGTCTTGCCCTCGTCAATGAGTTTCTTGACAATGGCTTTCATCGGCTCCAACAGGTGGGTGCCACGGGCACGGTTGTGGGTGATGGTGCCGTACACATCGGCACTCTCATCGCCGTGGTGGTCTACGACTACGACAGGCACCTTGCCGCCCAGTAGGGAGAACAGCGGCTCACGGCCTGATACTGTCCAGCGGTGGAAGCCATCAATGATGGTTCCGTCCGGGCGTACCACGATAGGCAGCGTCCAACCGTTTGTCAGGATGGACTGCACCAGCAGCTTCAGGTTTTCCTCGCTGACCTTGTTGGGGTTGTAGTCGTTTGCATGAATGGTACTGCGGTCTACCCATTGCAGGGATGCCAGCGGTGCGAATACGTCAATGTTTTCCATTGTTCTGCTCCTCCTTGATGCGGGCGTTGTGGTCGTTGTAGATGGTGGTCCAGAGAATACGCAGGATGCGCATCTTGGGATCTCCGTACAACAGCCCCTCATACATGGTCTTGTAGTGCTTTTCCTCGGCGATACCGTACGTCTTGATGAACAGGCCGCGCCAATGGTCGAGGTGCGACTTGGTGTCCTTGGCGATGGTGTATCGGTCAGGGTGCAGGAACAAGAGGTCTTTGCAGAGGGCCTTGTAGTCCTTTTTCTCGGATTCTTCCTCCAGTTCGCCACGCTTGCGGGTGGTGCGCCGGAACATCTCGGAATCCCAGTAGAGCAGAACGAGGTAGGCATTGGGTTCTCGCCGCTGGATGCGCTCCCACAGGTCGTTGTCCGTTTCAGCTATCCAACGGAGGCCCTGTGTGCCGCAGTCACCGAAGAAAGCGCACAGCCGGAGGGCGTTCTTTCGGACACCCGCCTCATAGAGCCTCATGTAGATTTCAGGAAATTCAAGGTTTCGCTCCTTGATGTACAGCCAAACATCTGAATCCGACCAGTCATAGATGGGGTAGAACTTGCCGCCGCGGGTGATGCGTTCCATCTTGGTGTTGGCGATGCACTTTAGGCGGGTCAGACTTTCTGCAGTGCGCAGACCGACCAGCTGGATGCCATCGGAGAACGCCTTGGAGCAGAATGTCTGGTAGTTCATTTCCCCTGCATAGTGGAGGTAGGGGCTGTACATAATGGCAAAATCAGGCGGCTTGCGCATCCACACATCCTCTTTGCCCGGCTCCCACGTTATCCACGATTCGGAACTGGAAAGATGGTCGATGACCGATACCTGTTTGAACGGCAAGCAAAACCACAAGAATTTTGCGCCGACAGACAGGAAGTTGCGCCGCCAGCGGTATGCTGCATCGACCATCGATGGGTAAAGCCCTTCCTCGTCAATGAACGTCACCGTCAGCTGCTTGGGGTCCAGCTCGCCGGAGAGAATCATCTCGTACACGAGGTTGGCCATGCACAGGCTGTCTTTGCCGGAGGAAAACGACAGGTAGATTTTGCAGCCATTGGCGAACACGTTGCGGATGCGGATTTTCGCCGCTTGCAGCACGTTCATGCTGCTTTCCACTACTTTCACAGGCATATCAGTTCACCACACTTCGGGCAACGGATGTACCTGTGCTGCTCTGCGCCGCTGGCGGCCTCTGGAACAGCGGTTTGCGGTTCGGTAGGTGTAGACACCTCCGGCACCGGGGAGGGCTGCTGGAGAGGCGCGGAGGCGGCAGGAGCAGGCTGCGGGGCGGGAGTCACCGGGTAGGTCGGTGTTTCGGCATACGGAACGTGTTCCTCCGCCTGATGGCGGTTGATGGACGATACCTCGTTTTCCGGGAAATCGCCATAGGATTCAATCATTTCGTCTGCCTCGTTCTCGGTGCTGTTCAGCATTTCCAGTAGGTCAGCATCCCAGCCGGGAACGTCCACATCTCCGTCCAGTTCCTTGACCAGTTCTTCGATGGCATCCACATCGGTGAATCCCAGTTCGTAGACCTTGTTATCGGCCATCATCAGCTTTTTCTTCTGCACATTGGTCAGACCAACCATGACGTAGCAGTCACAGGTTTCTCGACCCATGCGGAGAAGAGCCTCATACAGGCCGTTGCCCGCGATGATTTCTCCATCCTCGGCCACGACCAGCGGCTTCACCTGTCCGAACATTTCAATGCTGCGGATGTACTCGGTGATCTGCTTGTCGGAGTGTCGGCGGATGTTGTGAGCGGGCTTGTGCAGCTCGGACAGCTTCTTTACCGTAATGTTCATCGTGCATCCTCCTTTCGGTCAGAAACGAGGTGCAGGACAACGGAGGCCAGCAGCACAAAGATGATGATGTACACGCGGATCTCGCTCATCAGCGTCCAGATACCCATGACACCCAGCGGAATCAGGATTTGCCACGAGCAAACGGTGATAACGTCCAGAATGAAGCCCATGGTGTCGCCGAACACCAGATACTCCGAATAGAGGTAGGTGGACAGCGAGGACAGCGCAATGATGGTGATAAGGATGGCTTTCAGGGTATTCAGCAGCGGGCTGAAATTTACCCATGTGAGCAATGCCGCCAGCACCATGTACACGCCGAACATCACGCCAGCCAGCACGAACGACTTTTTCATATCGCCGCGCCGGGTGCCATCATCGTTCTTGTCATTGTAGGAGAACAGCGAGTAGTAGTACGGATAAGTGAACGGGCCGGGCAGCAGCAGGAAGCCTTTGCGAAATCCTGTCTGGATGCCGTCGAAGTCCATGCCGGGGTTGATATTGACAAAGTTGCCGTGGGTGTAGACCAGCGCAGCGATGACAACAGCGGCCAGCATACCGTAAACCACAACCCACGAGAACCCATCGGACAGCACGTTGCGAATCATGCCATCCTTGAGCAACAGCAGCAGAAAGACGATGCAGGTGCCGTAGACGATGAATGTGCCGCCTGTGGTGCCGATGGGTGTGTCGCCGAAGATCTCATAGATGCCGCTCATCTGCGTCCACGTCTGGAACATGGTCAGGAAGCCGATGAAGTAGAACATCACCTTGCTCTGCATGATACGCCGGACTGTCGGGATATACTCTGCGAACAGACCGAACAGGATGCAAGCCAGCGAATTGAACACTGCCCAGATGATAGCCGCCGCTGCACCATTATTGATGGCCAGAGTGCGGAAGTTCATCAGGCTGCCTACTCCTGCCCAAGATGCAACGATGGAACAGGCGTAGAAAACAGTGGGGTTTGCCTTGAATTTTTCCTTGATTTTCTGGTACATGGAAAATCTCCTTCTTTGCGGCCGGACACGGCGAAATGCCCGGTTGCAGCACCTCGCATTTTCAAGGTGCTGCGGTTATGCCACACGCAAAGGAGAGCAACGTGCGGCCCGGAATCCTCCTTTCGGGTAATAAAATAGCGGCACCCACCATTTCTGGTAGGCACCGCTCAGGTTTGATTCGGATTTTGCAGCCTAATCATATCACCTGGAACGTCCGTTGTCATCTGAATCCATTTCAAAGCGTTTCACTTCGTTCATCATCGTCCTACATCGTTCCACATCATGTCAAATCGTTCATCATGGTTTCAACTCATTCCACATTGAATTCAACTTTTCCCGGCCAAAAAGTAAAACTCATTTCAATCTTTGGCTGAATATTTAGAAAATATTAGTTTGAATTTAGTTTTAATTTGAGTTTTGAGCAAAATAAAAAAGCCCTGCGTTTGCAGGGCTCATTGTTTAATGTGATTCGAGGTAGTTGTAGGCCATCCGGCTGACCCCAGCTTCGGTGTAGCATTTTCCGAGTGCTCCGGCGACTTCTGCCCATGAGTAGCAGCGGACGAACCGTAGCCGGAAAATCAGATAGAGCCGTGCATCCATGATGCTCTTGCAGTACGCCTCGACCTTGGGCTTCTCGGTCGCAGCCTGTTCTTCCAGCCAGCGGATACGTTCGTCCATATCGGCCAGCTCAACGGCCAGATCTCCGACCTTATCCCGAACGCCGGGAGTGTGTGGCATCCCGGTCAGCTGTGGGGAGGCGGGGCCGATTCTCTGCCGTAGGCTTTCAAAGGCTTCACGGTCTTTTTCGAGGGTCATCTGGATGTCATAATATCTGGAAAGCTCCTGTAATGTCACAACCTACCTCCGTCATAATTCAGCTGCCGTCTTTCAACGGTGCTTCTGTTATTTTATCACATTTTGCTGTTGGAAGATAGACAGGAAGCCCAGAAATTATGTGGTCTGCACCAATTTTGCACAGACCCGGCACTTCATAGGTCTGGCCGCGCGAATCGGTGCGCTGGATAGGCGGGTCGAGGGGTATGTAGTTCTCGCAAGACAGGCAGTTCATTTGTCCACCCTCTCAATCTTCGGGAACGGCTCGTGCCCCAGCGGAACAGGCTTGAAAGAGCGATTTGTTGTGCATGGCTTCTCTCGCTTATCCTTTGGAGCATCCAGCCACTGCTGGTGCTCGATGGCGTGTACGAGGTCGATACACGTTCCCCACGAATCGTGCTGCTTTCCGGGACAGCCATGCTGCGGATAGGCCATTTTATAGGCAGCTTCAAACGTTATTTCGATGCTGTAGGCCCTCTCGTTAAGCATGCCGCGCTGAAAATCATCTTTATAAGCCTCGATTCGGTCCGCTACGCCATCTAAGGCCAGTTCTTCTGCCAGAGCATCGAACTGGCCCATGCGGACTCTCATGTACTCGTCCACGGCCAGACCGATGATACGCAGCTGCTCTTCTGAAACCTCAATGCGGTACTTCATCTTTTGCCTCCTTCTTTTTGGAGAGATGGTCATACAGACGGAACATTACGTCATCGGCGGTCAGATAGCCCTCAACGCCTTTGGCGTTCACAATGTCGCCCATCAGCTGCAACAGACCTTTTTCGTAGCCGTGGGAGAAAAGCCAGCAGATTACGAACCAATTGCCGCCGAAGTTATCATCATGCACCCAAATCTGCCAGCCCCAGTCTGTGTCCGGGAAATCCTTGTCCATCTGGGGGAAGCGGCGTTCATAGGTGTGGTTCACGCCCTGTTCGGTCAACTTTGCGTGGAGTTTTTCAATTTCCGTCATGTCTGCACCTTCTTTCCGCAATGCGGGCAGTACCAGAACTGGAACGGATGGAGTGCTCCACATTCCTTGCAAACCTGAATACTGCCGCGAGGTAATTTTGTCCAGCCGTTTGCCTTATTCAGCTTGCTCAAATCAGCAGCGGGCGTGCTTTCGATGATAAACTGCACCCATTCGAGAGGCACAGTTTCCTTTCCTTGCTTTTCGACGCGCTCAACTCGCTTTATCAAGTCACCGCGCCGGATTAAATCAGACCCCTTTGCCATTCGTTCCAGCCTCCATTTTCTCATAATCTCCGGACAGCACCAGAGCCATGGCCTCGCAGATGATGGTCACTTTGACCCGCTCAAGGTTTTCCCATGACAGGTCTTTCGGCCTGTCCTTACGCTGCCCGGCTGTTTTTTGCATCAGCATCTGACGCAGTTCCATGCAGGCCTCTTTGAGCGCCGGGTAATTGGCTTTTAGCCCGCCCATCTGCATAAAGCTCCACATGGTGTCCAGCATCGGGTTTTCCCACGGTTCAGGCTTTACCATCGGATGCCTCCTGCGCAATGCGGTCACGGGTACGCTGCACCTTGTAGGATTTGATTTCCCGGATTTCCTCGGCTGAAATTCCAAACCGCTCGACTAACCAATCGAGATAAGAAATCAGGTCTCCGATGGCGAGTTCGATGGAGTGCCTTGCGACATTGCGCTTGCTCCCGGATGCCTCCAAATCTGCACGGCGCAGTTTGTTGACGCTCTTGATCGGAGCGGCCAGAAACCAAAAACACATCCGGGCATCGTGTTCTTGATGTGCAGCGGCGTATCTCTTGACGGCATCCTTGTCCAGCACCAGCAAATACTCCATCTGCTCCACCATAACCTCTACGTCAGCCAGTTCTTCGGCAACGTGCTTGGAGTCGCACTCTGCAACCGCCTGAATCAACTCCGCCAGTTCCTCTGTGAAGTGATTCATCTGAAGATGCAGACCGTAGTGTTCGGCACTTTTCAGGTTCAGTTCTGAAATTTCCTTGTCAGACATTATCGCTTTCCTCCCTTATCTGTCGGAACGTCACTTCTTTGTTTTCCTCCCAGTCGTAAATCAGGCAGAGGGTATCGGTGCCGGGCACGGTGTCTTTCAGCCCATCCATCTGCCAGATGTTCCACGAGATCCTCGTTGCGATTATGATAGCCCAGCTTGCGGTAACAGGGCCTTTCATCATCTCTGCCCAGTTCTCAACGAACGTCAGGAACAGGTTTGCCCGCGCCAGAAGAAGATTATCGCCCTGATACTCATAACCGTAGATGGACTGATACGCACAGGCCATAAACGCTTTTTGTACGATGGGGTCTTTCTCGTTTTCTCGGATAGCTTTTAGCTTCCTGTCCAGAACGCCAACACGGTCAGGAATTGCAACAGGTTCTCCCGTGGCCGGGTCGTATCTGCTGGTGAGGAATGGACCCTCTCCGCAGGTGATTTCCAAACACCGCTCATGCACAAATTGTTTCAGGTCGCCCTTATTCAATTCCCGCTCGGCGTGGTCGGCCATTTTCTTGACCACCCACAGCGGCGTGAAAACCTCGGCCTTGCCCTTGGTACGCTTCTTCTGTTCGGTCAACTGCTTCTGCACACGAGGAACCAACTGGATTCTATCAAGCTGTTCCATCGTGATCTCGTCCATCGGGCCGCAGCCCGCCTCTGGCGGCGGGTCTGTTGCCCAGATGATGTTTTTCCCGGTGGTCTGGTCTTTCAGCAGAATCGGCAGCACCAGCCGGAGAATCGGTTCGGAAAAATCAATCAGTTTTTCCATTTGTCAGCCCTCACCATGATTGTGTTCTTCTCTTTCAGCCAGTCTTTGACGCAGTGGAAGCAATGCTCCCGGCTCTGACAACGCTTCGGATCGCGGTGCTGAATGAGTTCGCAGATGCCCGGCGTTAGATTCTCCGTAATGTCCTCGTCCGACATGGAGCGAATAAAATCACCGTTCGTCATGCTTGGCCTCCTCGCAGGCTTTACGGCATGCCTCGCACTTTTTGTACGGTTGTTCAAGCCAACAGTCGAATAACAAGCACTTTGGTTTTCTATACTCCGGCGGAGCCTTGCGTCCATGGGTTTGAGTGCGAAGTGCATGGTACTTGCACACATCTTTTCCGTAATAGTCTCCACCGAATGTGCATTTCCCGTGTTCCGGCGAAACCTCATGCTCAACTGTGATGATTTTCATTTTGTCACCTCCGGCGGCTCCATCAGCGGAGCCCAAAACTTCACAGGACCATAGGGTGTATCTGCTGCCCGGCGGCCATCCTCGATGTACCACTCGCCATTTTCAACCCAGCCTTTCATGGTGTTCTGGCTCTCGCAGCAGATCCACACCATGTCGCTCATAATGCAGCAGTGCTTTTCTCCTGCGTTCTCCCAGCTTTCATCGTGGACGGGCGGCGGGGTTTTGGCATCGTGCCACGATACGCGGCGAATAAAGTCAACGACCATCTGGCTGGCTTCCCGGAGGGTCTTCGCTGCGGCCTCCTTGCCCTTGAAGCCATTGTAATACTCGACCTCGGCCAGAGCGTCCATATCGGTTTCCGGGTCGATAAAGCGCAGTGCTTCTTCCAGTGTCATTTTGAACACCCCCTTTTCAGACAGATCCATGGATAACCGTTTCTGCGCGGGCTATGCGTGTAAACCATCGTTGCGCTGCGGCAGAAGTGGTACTCTGCACATCCCGCACAAAAATCCTTGCGGTTCTCGTAAAGCGTTTTGACTTCATAGTCTGGCGGGGCATCAGGGCTGGCTCTCTTGGAGTACATAAGCATACTGTCCCAGTAGAACCTGACCTCGTCGGCCTCTTCCTGCCGACCGATCTGCCCGGAAATATCGATTGCGACAAGCGCGATGGACAGCAGCACCGCGATGCCGATGCCGACAGGAATTACAATTGCCTAGTTCATTCTGTGTACCTCCGTGCGTCCTTGTTCCAGCGCAGCGTGATGGGGTTGCCGCACTTGCAGGGGATGGTGATCTCCGGCTCCATGATGTTGGTCTTGCCTTTGGCCACCAGCCCGCAGCAGCCGCAGGCGAACTCATAGGGGGCAAGCCCCCTCTCAAGCGAGATCGTAGCCCCGCAGCGGCAGCCTATGGACATCTGCGGAACGTGGAGGTATGTACCGAACTCCTTGCCGCAGCAGGGGCAGGTCAGGCGCAGAAGCCCACGTGCGCCGGGCTCCGGCGGGCGATTACTCTTTCTCATGGTCGGCTCCTTTCTCGGTCCGAAACCGAATCACTTCCCGGAACAGCAGCTCGTTGTTGTGTTCCGATTCAGTCATAAAGTTGATGTACTCCCGGAACAGCTGGCGGTCATGCTGCTGCCGGCTGGTTTCTCCCAGCAGCGCACCGATAGCCACGCCCACGGCCAGCATCGCAATGTTGATGAAAATCAGGTCAGGCATTATCATCACCTAGAACTTTCTCGATGAGGTCAAAGACCATTTCCCGGTCTTCGGTGGTCAGGAAGTCAGCCGCCATGATTTCAAACTTGAGGCGGTCAGCGTATTCTTTCAAATCACCCATGGTTTACTCCTCTCCCAGCTGGGCAAGGATCTCGTTGCCCTTGTCCAGCAGTTCATCCCGTCGCTTTTTCTGCTCGGCCTCCAGCTTTTCCATTTCAGCCTGATACTTTTTCAGCGTTCCCGGCCGGAAATGCTTGCTCTGACCCACGCGGATTTTTTCGGCGATTTTCTTGTGCCGCTCAACGGTCTGGCGCAGTTCGGTGTCCGTGGTCAGAATCTGATAGCGATAGTAGCAGCAGGGGCAGGTGAAATACTGCACCATGTAATCGCCGCTCCATGTGCTGCGGATGCCAGCTGTCTGGATGCTGAACGGTGTGCCGCAGCGGTCACATTTTACAAGGTCTGTCATTCGCCATACTCCTTTCTGCACAGCTGGAACGCATTGCAGTGGTCATCGCAAGTTTTGCAGCATTTGTCGCATTCGGGGTGAGCGGCTTTGCACTTATCGCAGGGCGTGTCTGCCTTGCTGCCTGAGCCATACACCGCAAAAAGCTGGTGGGTGCCGTCCTGCAAAGCCTTTTCATCATCGGCCATTTCGTAGCCGAGGGCTGTCAGGAGCTCATAGGTACGATTGAGGGGGATGTTTTCGTTGTGCTTATACACGCTCTTGCCCGCTTCGCTGCTCCAGATGGTGCTCCAATAACCCGTGCGCTCGCTGTCCTGTGCATCAAAGGCCATTGCCAGTAGAACTTTTTCCGGCTCGGTATCATAGGCGTTGAACATTTTCAGTGCATCTTCCAGTTCGGTGTCATCCTGAACCTGTTCGTCCAAGGCAACACCGAGCAGATGCAGCACATTTTCATCATCCCTTACTCGGCCGTACCCAGACAGCAGCGGCGTGGCGTATTCCATGATGGCTGAAAAATGCTTTTTGCACTCTGCCGGGGTCAGGTCTTTCACGAAGTCCCGGCGCAACTCATACATGAATTTGGTTGTGCTGGAGAACTGTTCGTGAGCAAGCTCGTCAGCAGCCCGCGCCGCTTCTCGTGCGGCGTTTTCCTCGTCCTCGATAGCTGCATCTCGCTTCTTGTAGAGGATAATGTCGGTTTTTCCAACCTCGAACACATATTCGGCCTTACCGGCATCATTGGGTACGGTGAACTCGTCTTTGCAGTTCATCTTCCAGCTACCCCAGCTTTTCACGTAGGAGTATTTCTGCCTGTCGGCATCATCGACTCGCCTTGCGAACTCCTGAAGTTTAGCAATGATGTCATCCCGGTAATGGTTCCACTTCTGCGTGTTCAGCGCATCCTGCATGGCCCGGTTGAAGTTCTGGGTGCCCAGGGTCTCCAACACCCGGTTTCGGGCTTCCAAGTCCTCGATTTTGTCCAGCTGGGCGAAATCAGACAGGGTGGCACCGCGCTTTTCGGCTTTCTTGAAGCTGTCGTGGTTCAGCTCTAGCAGCTTGATGCGCCGCCGTACAGTGGACTGGGAGAATCCCGACTTGTCGGAGATCTGCTCCACCGTCTGCCCGAAGTCCATCATCATCTGGAAGCCCTGCGCCTGCTCGTAGACGGTGAGGTCTGACCGCTGCATATTCTCGATCATCATGGTCTGCATTTGCTCACGCTCGTCCATCTCTACGATGGCGCAAGGCAGCTCGTACAGCCCTGCCTGCTGTGCTGCCGCTGCCCGGCGGTGGCCGATGATGATGGTGTAGTCCTCGCTGGACCACACAGCCTTGGGCGTCCATGCTGCCGCTGCTGCGGCGGCATCCCCGCCCTCGTCAACGCACTTCGCAATGTACTCCCGGCTGTTGAGGTAGTGACCGGGGATTACGGTCAAGTTCTGGTAAACACCATTTTCCTTGATGCTGGCTGCAAGTTCGGACAAATCTCCCAGTTCTTTGCGGGGGTTGTCGGGATGGGGGTACAGCTGCCGGATTGGAATGTAAGTAATGTCTGCCATAGGGATACTCCTTTCTTATTTCAGGTCAGAAAAACGTGAGCTGCCCGGTTTTGGTTTCGTTAAGGGGTTCGTTTTCCGGGGCTTTAGGCTCATTTTTGATAGATTTTTGCAAATTTGCGGGCTTAATATCGGATTTTTCGATTTTTGCAGGTTCGCCTTTCGGTTCAAACAGTAGGTTCATCTGCGCTATCTGGCGGCGCATATACCACACATCGGTGGAAAATAGCGGCATATACCAGATACGGTTTTGTGGTCCTGCGGGCAGCAATCCGCGGCTGTCGTAGGCTGTTGCCGGATTTACGAGTGTGTCACCGATGATTACATATCCAGCGCAGCCCATGAAGCTGCACTGGATGTAGCACATCAGCCCAACGATGAAGTCGATGTCTTGGGCTATGACAAGGACTTTGTTGTGGTAGCAGATATTCCGTCTTTTGCAGACGTTCAAAAAGGCAAGCAGCGTGGCCCCAGCACCGCAGGCCGGGTCAGACACAGAGATGAAGCCCTCCATGTCCGGGTGCAGCTTCGGGTCAAACGTAATCTCGGCCATGCAGCGGCACACATCATAGGGAGTGAAGAACTGCCCGGCGTGGTCGTTGCCCAACTCACACATCATGTATAGCGAGCCGAGGAAGTCTTGGTCTGGATTCTGCTCCATGCCCATGATTACCTCAGCCAGCATTTCAACCATGCCATCCCGCTCCTTGGCGGAGTATTTGGAAACGATGGTCTGATACATCTTAGTGCGTTCCGGGGCATTTACCTTGTCCGTGCTGTTCGAGATCTCGATGGCCGTCAGGGTGACGAAGTCCTCCCAAATCTCCCAGCGGCTGTGCTTTCCAGTCAGGCTATTGAAGATTTTGAGGAAGTTCTTCTGGTGGTCATCCCGGATGCCGCGGGTCACTGCTGCCTTTGCCATAGGTTACTCCTCCTCGCTGTCAGCAGCGGCGATGGTGTAGTGGCCGTTGGAGAACTCGATCACACCAGCGGATTCCATATCATCCAGCAGTGCGATGGCCCTTTCTGCGGTCACGCCCATCTGCTGCTCCAGCATGGCCTGCGTAACGCCGCCGTTCTGCCGGGCGATTTCGGTGGCCTTGGTCAGTTCATCAGCTGCGGGTTCATCCGCATCGTCCAGTTCCTCGGCATCGACTTCTTCCAGCGGCTCAGCCTCCGGGGGCAGGTCAGGCTCCTTGGCTTCGGTTTCGGGGATCTCCGGCATCTTCCCGCCGATGGCGTTCAGCCGGCCGCTCTCGATCAGTTCCCGGAAGAAGAACTGGCAGTAGTAGGAGTGCATATTCTTGAAGATGTTCTTGATTTTGCCGAACAGGGCATCCTCAATGGTGAAGGTCTTGCTCATGCGGTAGACCAGCACACCATCCTTCATGGTGAACAGGAGGTAGGCATCCGGGGAGATGTAGCTGTCCTCGCTGGCGGTTTCCAACATGGACATCTGTTCGCCCACGCCCTTGATGGGGCGGATAATCAGCTTGATGGGGTAGCTGTTCTTGATGAACGTGTAGGTCAGGTCGTGCGCCTCGCAGATGTTCTTCAGCTTGGTGCGCTGGGCGGCGAACTTAGAGGCTTCGTTTTCGTAGCTATCCATGGTATGTGCTCCTTTCAAGTAGCAGAAAAATGATAATCGTTCTCTCGGTTTTCAATGGCGGTCAGACCCACAGCGTAGGCTGCCCACACATCGGCTTTGAAGCCGTAAAAGAAATCCGGGTTCTTTTTTGTGCCACGGCCATTTTTGAGGTCATGGTCTGCGAATCTGTCAATCAATGCCCGCCGGATGGCGGCATCATTGGCGCGGGTGTTGTGGCAGATATGCCGCTTCTCCTCGATGCGGCACAGCAGCCGCACCGGGCAGCAGGCGTTCAGGGCTTCATAGAAGCGGCCAATCCAGAGGACGGTATCGAACACCTCCCGGCCTACCGACATTCCGTAGGAGGCCACCATCTCGATGACCGCCCACCGCCAGCCCTGCACCCCGGCAGAGGAAAGCTTTTGCAGCAGCTCTGCATTGTCGATTTTTCCGAATTCCAGAGGACGCAGGGTGCTGCGATCAATCACGCAGTAGCCAGACTGGGTGTTGCCGGGGTCGATAGCGATAATCGGAAATGCGCTCACAGGTACGACCTCCCGAACTCTTGGATGAACCGCGCTTCCGGCCAGCCGTAATACTCCATGGCCTTTTTCTGTGCCCACTTTTTCAAGCGGAGGTCTGCCTCCCGGTTAGTATGTACAGCAGTCACGCCGTTCTGGTGGCACCAAGGGCAGAGATTCGCCCACAGGCCAAGCCGCTTGCTCTTATCCCGGTATGGTCCGAAAAAGACTTCGTGCCGGGCGGTGCGATACCGCCCGCAAATCAGACAGGTGGGGCTCTGGCTGAGGATGCTGGGCGCATAGCCATTGCTGTCCAGCTTCTCACCGTATTCATTTTGTGCCATATCAACGTCTCCTCCTACGCTCAAAAGACTGCTGGGAAACCTGCTGCATAATCTCCTGAACCTTGTCCTGCACACCCTGCTCGGCCAGTACGTTGACGGGCTGCGCAGTCGCGCCGATGCGCCCAAGAGTCTGCGCCCGGACACGCTTGATAAAATTCAGTTGCTGCTTGCGGAACTCCTTGTCCACTTCTGCAGCATCCTTGCTGCCATCAATATCGGTAACTTCCAGATCCGGGGCTTGCATGGCATCGGCAGCACAGCGGCGCAGCTTTTCCATCGCAACGTCCAAACCGTCCTCGTGCGCCCACTGGTTCAGCTGCTCATAGTTGGCGTGGCTTTCTTTGTGCAGCCGTTCCAGCCGTTCTGGGCCATAGTGCAGCACGTCAATAACTGCCTTTGCGTAAATCTGCCATGCGATTTTTGCAGCTTTGTTTCCAGCAATCTGATATTGCTGCTCTTTGCGGCCACGAGGTGCCCGCAGCATCGGGATGCGGTAGTCGGAAGTGACATACCCCGCCAACCAGCTTTCCCGAATGGCCTCGGCCTTGTTCTTGGAGGGTCTGCCGTAGGCATCCGGGGTCATAATGACCTCGGTGTTCTGGTTCTCTAACTCGTCAATTCTAGCCTTAATGCGCTCCAGTCTGGTCTTGCCGACGCCGAACTCCTGATGCAGCGCAATGGTGGTACACAGGCACACGATTTGGCTGACAGCCTGTTGAGTGTCATCCATCTCGGTCTCAAACGGCTTTTTCACGGTTCAGCACCTCCCGAAATAATCCAGACCCGGTGGGAGCCCCACCCAGACCAGCTTAGAGCCTCTGCATGGGTGTTTACCGCCACATCCAGCTTGTTACCTTTTACCGCGCCGCCAGTGTCCTGAACGACCCGGAGGCCTACGCCCTCGATGTAGACCACCGTGCCGTAGGGAAGAACGCTGGTGTCAGCTGCCACGGTCACGCCCGGCTGCACCTTTGCGCCGCTGGATGTGATGCCGTGCCCCTCGCCACAGATGTGGGCGTATTCCTCGGAACAATAGGCTGTGCAGCTGAACGCCCCAGCGTATGTAAGGGTCAAATCGGTCTGGGCGTTCAGCTCTGCGGTCAGCTTGTCTACCTCGGTTTGGAGTTGGTCAATGGTTTCATCACGTTCTCCGGCCATGCGCTCCCAGTTGGATGACTTGCTGGCGTAAATATCCCGCTCGATTTCCAACTCGTCCACCCGCCGGGAGTAGGCCGTGCTTGCGAGGATGCAGCCAACCATCGCACACGAAACGCACACGATCAGGCTGCGGAATGGTCTTTTCGACCTCATGCCGTGCCACCTCCAATCTGTGCCGGGGCTGCGCCGCCGGGCAGAGCCGGGGGCTGCAAACTCTCAACCGGGGCATCCTGCACAGCCCGGTCAAAGCCCGGCCGGACAAACTGGCGCAGATCCGCGCTGCTGCGGCTACTGAAAATCTCCGACAGGTCTGCCGGGGAGCCAGCCCAGTGCTGCACAGCCATCGGTAGGGCGGCGAAGATTTTCGCGTTTTCCTTTTTGAAATCTTCACCTTTCAGCTTGCGCCCATCAGGAGCAATGAAGCCGCCGTGGGTCTGGTAGTACAGATTTGCCTCGATTTTCCGGGCAGCTGCCGCAGCCTGCGCCCAGAGGTCATTTGCCGAGGGCTGCTGGGCTGACAGCAGCTTTTTGATTTCAGCGCACCAGTCCACAATCAGCTGGTTCTGGAATCTGCACTGTGTAAAGGCCGTATACAGAGCCTTTTCCACAATCTCGTCCGGGATGGTGCCAAACGCCCGGATGTAGATTTGCGTGTCAGCCTTACGCTCATCCTTGCTGCGGATCCGGCCATAGTGGTTATCAATTACCACCAGCAGCTCAAGCAGCTTTTTATCTGTCATGTTGAGCCTCCTAAAAGTTCTCCGAAAATTTCATCGTAGTCATCGGCAGCGGAACGCTTTGGCTGCTGACCCGCCGGGGGCTTACGCCGCTGGTCGCGGGCTTGCACATCACCAAGGGTTTTCACGCCCTCGTTTTTCCATGACTTCAAAATGCCGTTGATGTAGTTCCACTTGCGAACGCCGGACAGAGCAGCTTTTTTGATGGCCAGCAGAATGAGGTCATCCGCGAAAATCTCCCGCCAGCCCATCAGGGCATCCTTTGCAGCCGGCGGGAAGCTGCCGATGTTCTCCTCGTAAGAGCCGATGATCTCCGCAAGTCCGGCATCGACAGCCGGACTACCGTTATCTCTTACTCTTTCTCTGTTCTCTATCTCTATATCTTTATCTATCTCTTTCTCTGTAGGGACATTTTCTCCACCACCAGTGGACACATTGTGTCCAGTGCCGTGTCCAGTGCCGTGTCCGGCCTGTAGCTCCCTATTCGCAGCATTACTACGAATTTTGCGATTTTTTGCCGCCCAGTCGGTTTCGCTGCCAATCATGTTCTGATAATCAGAAATCGACAGCGTTCCATCAGGGTTTTCAAAAATCAGGCCGATTTGCTTATAGACGCTCAAGGCCAAACGGACAGTTGACAGTGGAAACCATTTGCACTCCCGTTGAATTTTTTCGGCATCATACGGAATGAGCATTTCGCCAATTTTGGAAACCAGACAACCGTCCGTGTTGATGGTCTTGAGACAGAGCATCTGATAGAGAACAACATAGTTGGCACCGTCCGGCTGGCTCATAAGATAGTCAATCTCGTCTGAGGACATGAAGCTATCCTTGAGTTTTATCCAGTAGTATCGTTTGCCAGTCGCCATCAGCAGACCTCCTTAGAACGGTAAGTCATCCGTGTCATCGATTTCGGAGAAATCATCGGGATTACCCTGCGAGTAGCCGGGCTGCTGCCCGCCGGGGGCATTCTGCTGCCACTGCTGCCGCTGGCTCTGGGTGTTGAATCCCATCTGCTGCGGCTGCTGATTCTGATAGGACGGCTGCTGATAGCCCGGCGGCGGTGCTTCACCGCCATCATCCACTCGCTGCTCCGTTTTGGGGCCGCAAAAGTGAATCTTCTGGACCACAAACTCGGTGGCGGTGCGCTTCTGACCGTTCTTGTCCTCGTAGGAGCGGGTCTGGCACTGGCACTCCACAAGAGCCGTGCTGCCCTTGCGGAAATACTGGCAAACGAACTCTGCTGTTTTACGCCATGCCACGAAATTCAGCCAATCGGTAGCCCGCCGACCATCCTGACCGACATTATCCCGGTCAACGGCCATGCGAAAGCTGGCAACTGTCAGGCCGCTCTGTGTGGTCCGCATTTCAGGATCAGCGGCGAAGCGGCCCTGAAATGTGCAATTATTCAGCATCGGTGTCCTCCTGCTTGGTAATCAGCTCCGGATGAACTGCAAGCATCAAATCCAGCACAAAGTTACCAATGTCGTAAACGCTGCCGCCTGCACCCTTGTGATAAATGAGGCTGAGTTCGGCCTGCTTCTGGATCAGTTCCTTGTACTCCTCAACCGGGATAGCAATGGTCTGGACGCTCAAATCTTCCATAACTGGTTCCTTTCTTCTCGCATGATGCGGACCACCTTGCGGCACTGGTCCACATCGAACATTCCAATATGCGTAAATTCAATCGGGGTGCCCATCTTCTCGGACAGCCAGCGGTAGGCCTCATTCCGGCGGCCACGGTAGGGACCGTATTTCCAGAGCGGGTCAAATGCTGCATGAGCTGCCTTTTTCCAGTTGCGCAACTCCGAATTTGCCAAGCGGCCAAGGGGTTTGTCAGACCCCTTGTGTACGCCGACATAGGCACCGCAGCGAGGGCAGAGGTAAATCATGCCGAAGCTGTGGCCGTGGTAAACCACCGAACTGTCTACGAAGTCTGCGGGCGTTCCGCAGTAGTCGCAGATGACGATTCGGCCTTTCATCGTGACCATTCCTCCTTGTACCGGGCCAGCTGCTCCGGGGTATCTGTCTCGATACCCAGAGCCTTGGCCTCCTCGATCGCACCGTCAATCAGGTGCGAAAATTCTTTCGTGTCCATCTTGCTGGTGTCCTTGTAAACCAAGTAGCAGTTGAACCATTTCCCGTCCTCTTCCCGCACATCAAAGCAGCGGGTGTATTTGTAGAGGTCGTGAACATCTACGCTGACCGGGAGTTTGAAGCCCACGGTGCAGCCATCCTTATCTCGCGCAACTGTGCCGTAGGCCACAACCAGCCTCTCTTTCACAAGGTCGTCCGATTCGCCGGTTTCGGCGGCGATCTTGTTGACCAGAACATGGAAGTAGGCGTTTGCACTGTGGCTGCGCTTGTTGCGGTGCTTCTTGATTTCAATGTCCAGCAGCGGCTCCTGATTCAGCTTGTCCCACAGGTTTCGGAAATCGGAATCAACTTCCAGCGTGATACGCTGCTTGCGGTTCAGGCTGAAACTCATATCCACCAGCCGCCCGGTCATAAGGCTTTCCAGTGCTCCTTGAACACGTTCATCAGGCCGAAAGCATCCAGCCAGTCGAAGAAATCCGAAATGATGGGGCAGATATCCGGCGTTTCATCCCTGCGGTAGCACTCCGTCCAAACGTCCATGCCGTTGCTGACAAGGTAGGAAAACGTCTGAGCTTCCGGGATGAGCAGCATATAGGTTGGGTGCTGAGTGCTGGAATAGAACTTTCCACGCTCGTAGCCCTTGCTGAATTTGATGTCGTAGATGGTGCCCGCTTTCAGGGCATCGAGGCGGCCATACAGAACCACGTCCATGCCCCGCACCTGAATCGTCCGGCGGGCTTTGAACTGCAGCTGCCCGCCCTTGATGATGGCGGCAATCTGCCCGGCAGCCCAGTTCCACGGATTGTTCGGGTCATCGTGGCCGTTGACAATGGCGGTCACAAGGTTCTCAAAGTCGATACCGTTTTGCATGGCTTCCGTCCGGGGCGTAGGCTCCCGGCGCAGAACCAGCATAAACTCCGCCAGCGGGTCGCCCTCGGTGGTCAAATCCTCGTAAGGATTCTCCCGAATGAGATGCAGCCACGAGGATAGCAGCGAGTGAGTGACGAGGTATGCAGCCATTACTGTGCCTCCTCTGCGGGCTTGTACTGGGCGGAATTCGGGTCGAACATCAGACCGAGGGCAGCGATTTTAGCTTTCCACTGGGCGTTCAGCTCCCGGCTGGAAGTCAGGTGATGGTGCAGAGCCTTGAACGGCTGCATGGCGGCGTTGGCGGTATCTGCATCCTTGATGCCGGCAATAATCTTGCCGCCATCCCGCATGACCTGTTCGTATGCCTCGTTCTCCTTGGCGTTCGCAGCCACTTCCTCGGCAGCCTTGCTGTTGTACTCCTCGAACAGCTTGGTCAGGAAGTCGTTCTGGCTGCCGGGGCCGAGGGCGGGAATCTTATAAACACCGTGGATGCCGCGGGTGCCCTTGGCGAAATACCGCTCGCAGTTGGAGAAGCCGATGGTACGGTCATTGCCGTACATCTCCACGAAGCCGCCCAGATCCATAGGCTCCCAGACGTTGTTCTTGGTCTGTCCCTCGACCTTGATGCGGAGGCGGGTGTTGTCGCCGTCCTTTTCTTCGGTGGCATGGAATACGACCACGATGTTCTTTTTCAGCTCGTAGAAGCAGTAGTCCATCAGCCGGACGAACTCACGTCCTACAAAACCATAGCCCTTGAGGGACAGGCTGCCATCACGCTGACCGTACTTGGGGTTCTGCTTGATAGCCCACAGACCCATCAGGGAAATCAGCTTGCCGGCGGTATCGAATACCAGCGTCTCGAAGTCGTTGAGGTTCTCCGGCTTCAGGTCGTTCAGGATCTCGTCATAGCTGCGGGGCTGGATGTACGGCATACGGTAGCGAGGCTCGATACGGTCAATGCCGAAGTCACAGTCGATGTGCAGCGGGCGGGGGGCGGACAGGGCCAGCGTGGACTTGCCGATGCCGGGGTAGCCAGCAATGAGCATCCGAATCTTCTTTGCGCCATCCTGAATGTCGTTGGGGTTGCGAATCATAATGTTTACTCCTTTTCAGTTGATTGGTTTACTTGCGGAACATGACGTACTTGCCGGTGGTGCGGTTGACCAGCTCCATGAAGTCGGGAGCATCCCGGACGCAGAGATACAGGCGGAAATCCCATCCCTGTGCAGAGAGAGCTTCTTTCTGGCGGCGGGTCAGTTTTTTACCTCTTATTTTCAAAAAATCACCTCCTCGGTCTTGCTGACAGCGATGTTCAGCGTGATGGTTTCCCGGCAGCGGCGGCCGAAGTTGCCCTCCAAGCCGAACATCTTGGTTTTCTCGAACTCCTTTGCGCTGTACACGCTGGCACAGTTGAGAACATTGGGAATGCGGTCAGGGTGGACTGCCCGGAACGCCTGACACGCCATGTGGTAGTTTGGTGCCCAGACCACCGTCCATCCTCCGCAGTACGGCTGAACATCATCGGAGCCGTAGGTGAAGTAGAATTTTTCCAGATCCATCACTCGGCCTCGCTTTCATCCTTGATGCTGATGCCGAGTGCAAAGAGCATAAGTATCAGGCCTGTTTCATCATCTTCGGTCAGACTCACAAAGTCGCGTTCTCCAGCCACGAAGCCCTCGCGGAGAATCACAGCGTTGCCCGCGATAGGCTGACCGTGTTCCGGCGTACCGTAGATGACGCTGGCAATGTTATTGATGGCAGAGCCTTTCAATCGCCCCTCGTCATCGACCACCATGCACAGCCCTTCCGGCAGATACTTGGGATGAACCACCTCGATGTAGCCGCCGACTTCTTTCTGGAGGCTGTCCATCAGCGGTTCGCCGAAGTCCTTGAACTGCATCCTATTCTCGGTGTCAAACACCAATCCTTTCATAAAAATCACTCCTTTCTGTTTGTAGGCAAAATCAAGCATAAATGAATTTCTTCGCATTGCAGTTGCTTTTCTTTGCCTTTGCCACGCGTATCCCTGCGATACTTTGCCTTTGCTTTTCGAAGCATATCTCTGCGGCGCCAATCGCTTCATTTCCATACATTGCCTTTGCGTTGTATTTCTCTGCCCTGCCACGCCATCGCCATTCCTAGCGTGTCTCAGCTCTTCCGTTGCTCTACCTTGGTTTGCTCTACGTTGCCATCGCCGTGCAACGCCTACCTTCGCCATTCCATGGCTGCTCCTTGCATTCAGTGCGCCGCTTGGCCTTTGCGTTTCATTTCATGGCGTTACAGAGCTCTGCCCTTGCCACGCCTTTCCTCTCTAGGCAATGCCCTCGCTTTACTCTGGTACGCTACGTTTTGCCTAGCCCTTGCAAGGCTCATCGCATCCATACGAAGCAATGCCGTTGCTCTTCTACTCGAAACGGTGCTATGCAGTTGCAGCACAAGTCATGTCGATGCTCTGCCGCTGCAAGGCGTTATGGTTCGTGGCTAAACAGTGCCATCGCCTTACTCGGTGATTTCATAGGAGAAACGGCCTTTGCCAGAGTTACGCCACTGGCCGATGCCACGAAGCTGACCATATTCCAGCCATTCCAGCACAGCCTTTTCGTGGGCATCGTCCATGCAAAGAACCTCAAATTCGCAGGTGCTACCTGCCGGAATTTCTTCACTGTTGGCAAGGCTCACACGCTCGCCCTGTGCAGTTTGGGCACGGAGAGGACGCTGGCACTCTCCGATGTTCCCGGTAAAATGGATAGGAATCATCCGAGGCTGAACGAAAATCAGGCCATCAATGACCTTTTTGTAGGCGGTAATCTTGCCAGATTCATTTACGGCCTTTTTCTTGCCAGCCTCGGTCTTGCCACCGATTCTGGAGAGCATACCGCAAGAATCCTTGAAGAATCCCTTGACCTGATAGTCGTACAGAACAGGCTCTCCGTTCTCGTTGCGAGGAAAGACAGTCATGCCTTTGTCGGCTACGGCATCTGCGCCCAGCGCAGCCACTTCATCCTCAACGGTTGCGGCATCAGGTGACTTGCTGGCGATGAACTCGCGGGCGATGTTCTGGTTGCTGGGCCATGTACCAAGCACAGGTTCGACAAACGTGAGTTTGACTTTGATTTTTTTCATGCGATTACTCCTTTTCCGGGAAGCACTCGTTGACTTCCCATGCGTCTGCGGCCTCTATGCAGTGGTCGCAGCCTACGATTGTTCCATCATCGGCGCGATAGATGGTATCGCACCGCTGGTGGCAGATGGGGCACACAGGAGGATCAGGGTAGCCAGCCTCCGCATCAGTCCTCGGATACAGCATCCAGCACCTCCCGCAGCTTCCGGCCCATCCAGCGGCCTACACCGTCCAATGCACCGTTGCTGTCCAGCCAGACGAGCAGAGCTGCAATGGCGGCAGTCAAAACGAACTGCGCCGCCGGGAGCCGGGCTGCTGCTTGTTCTGCGGTGATGCCGTACATGGCCATCAGAATCTTAATCATTCTTGTTCTCTCCTTTCTTTCTCTGCTGGTAGGCCTCCCACTCGGCATCCAATATCGCCCGCCCATTCGGCATGGCAATGATGTTGAGATAGAGTTGCTTGCAGCCTCGTGCCAGCATTTTGGCAGTTTCGGGGCTGATTTCATCCAAGTGGATGTGTGGAATACTATCCATGTGAACCTCCGTTGTTCAGTTTAACTGAACTTACAGGGCAAAAAAATAATCTGGGATGTCCGACACTTCGATTTTTAGTGCCTGACACGCAGCTTCGATTTCGTCCTGTTTCCAGTCAACCTTACCGTTGAGTTTGAGAGAGGTGGTGCGGTCCGACCATCCCATACTCTTGCCAAATGCCCCTCTGGTTCCGAAAATCTCAACGATTCGGCCCAGCAGCTTGTTATAGCTTCTCTGCATCGTTTTCACCTCTTTTCCGTTCGGTTCAGTTTAACTGAACTGTTCACACTTTACCACAACGATTTCTCCTTGTCAATACAAAAATTCACTTTTTTTGAACTTTTGGGCTGGAATACTTGAACTTTTGTTTATACCATGATATGATGTAACCATACTGGAGGTGAACCAAATGAAGCCATCAACGACCGCAGAACGTCTGCAAGAAGCTATGAATATCAGAGGTCTGAAACAGGTTGATGTTTTGAGGCTTGCAGAGCCGTACTGCCGCGCTTACGGTGTCAATCTTGGAAAAACCGCTTTGACCCAATATGTTTCAGGGAAAATCGTTCCTCGGCAAGATAAGCTAACCATCTTGGGATTAGCCCTTGATGTTTCAGAGGTATGGCTGATGGGATACGATGTTCCCATGGAAAGAAAAACTGCGCTCATCCCCATGGAAGAGGATGAGCGCAGCAAAGAGTTCGTCGAACTATTTAATCAGCTCAGCACCGAGCAGAAAAAGGCCGTTCTATATGTTATGAAAGGCTTTTTAGAAAAGCAATGACGCGTTCTTGATCTTCTGCTGACAGATGCAAGAACAGTTCAAGTGCCAGCATGGCGCGAAGCTGCTCTCGGACATCATCGGAATCGATGGAAACGTCCATAATATTCCGCTCCTTTCTGTAAAATTACTGCCAGCAGTTTATCTGATTATACCAGAACAACACACGGTTTTCAGCCGTTTGTAAAATAATGCCAGAATACGATGAATAATTATGATTTTGACTACAACTGGCAACGTGCAGGGTAAAAACGTAACGGAATAGGTGATTTCTTATGGATTTGAAAGAAATTGCACTTCACTTGCAAGATTTTAGGAATGTCTATGTGACAGGGAATCCCGCCATGTTGAGGAGCCGGACGGATTTTCTTGATATTTTTTCAGCGTATGGTCTGGCCGCAGACATGAGCGTGTCAAAGAAGACCGGGCTTTTAATCGTGTGCAGTGACCCGATGCAAAAGAAAATCGACAGAGCTGCCGCCCTAAACATTCCAATCATTTCAGAACAGCAATGGTTTGAACTTATGCCGGAACTAGAAGCCCTCGGAATGTGGAATGGAAAGCCAATTCCGTTTGCGGATGACAATGGCATCTACCGTTTTGATGTGGGTGGTGTTGGATAATGGCAAAAAAGAAGAAGCCCGCCGGGGGCAACGCCATCATCTATGCCCGCTACTCGTCCCATAACCAAAGGGATGTTTCCATCGAGCAGCAGATTGAGGCCTGCCGGAAACACGCCGCAGAACTCGGCCTGACAGTTGTTGCCACCTATGAAGACCGGGCAATCAGCGGTCGCACCGATAACCGCCCGGCGTTCCAGCGCATGATGCGGGATGCCGAGGATGGAAAGTTCAGCTATGTGCTGGCGTGGAAGTCTAACCGTATGGGCCGTAACATGATGCAGGCCATGGTCAATGAGTCCCGCCTGATGGATTGCGGTGTAAAGGTATTCTATGCCGAAGAAGATTTTGACGATTCAGCCGCCGGGCGGTTTGCTCTTAGAAGCATGATGAATGTCAATCAGTTCTATTCGGACAACCTCGCCGAAGATGTGCGCCGTGGCCTGATGGACAATGCCAGCAAGTGCATGGCCAACGGCAAGCAGCCTCTGGGCTACAAGCGGGGCGAGGATGGCAAGATCGTGGTGGATGAGCCCGCAGCGGCCATCGTCCGGGAGATTTATGCTCGTGTTGCCTCTGGTGAAATGTTTATGGATATTGCTCGTGATCTAAACCGCCGAGGGGTAAAAACGCAGTCTGGTAGCGAATGGAACAAAAGCAGTTTCAATGTTCTGTGTCGCAATGAGCGGTATCGTGGAATTTACATTTACGGCGAAACCCGAATCGAGGGAGGTATCCCACCCATCGTTGACGATGTTTTGTGGTACAAGGTACAGGAGGTCATCAAGGTGAAAAAGAGCAAGAACAGACATCGCCGCCCCAGCGATGAAGATTACCTTCTGACCGGAAAGCTGCGGTGTGGAAAGTGCGGCGGCTACATGATTGGAATGTCAGGCAGGTCGAAGACTGGGGATGTACACCATTACTACGCCTGTCAGAATAGACGTGTCGGCCGCACCTGCGACAAGAAGAACATCCGCCGGGATGTTATCGAGCCAGCGGTGGCACAGGCCATCAAGCAATATTGCCTGACGGACGACGCGATCGAGTGGATTACCGACCAGACTATCGCTTACTGGGAGGACGAGGATAGAAAACTCCAGATTGACTCGATTGAAAATGACCTTGCTGCTGTGCAGTCTTCTATCTCAAACGTGATGAAAGCCATTGAGATGGGTGTAGTCACAGAAACGACACGTGACAGGCTTATTGAACTTGAAAAGCAGCAAACTGACTTGAAATCAAAGTTGGCACTTGCTAAAGAGGAAATCGTCCACGTTGACCGTAAGGATCTCATTTCCAGTCTATTGGCGTTTAGGCATGGAAATGTTCACGACCGAGCATATCAAGAAAAGCTATTCAACGCCTTTTTGATAGCTGTTTATGTCTACGACGATGACCATTTGAAGCTGGTGTTTAACAGCTTCGGAAAAGATGATACCGTAAACATCGCCATTGGCCTTGAAGAAAGCAACGATAGTTCAGGACTTTTGGATGTGTCAAAAAGTTCGCCTATACTCTCCAATGGTCAACCAGCTAAAAGCCATCTGAGGAAACTCGGGTGGCTTTTCTGTTTATATCATTCCAAACTGCAGCCGTGAGGCCGTGACTCTTCAAAACTTGAAGAGTCATAACTCTATTACCACTTTGGATTTTTGAAGAGTGACGAAAAAGAAACGTATCTATGCTTAAAAGCCCACTCTTCAAGATGAAGAGTCATGGCTTGAAAACGCAGTTTTCTTTGCTTTTTGTTCATGACTCTTCAAAACCCCTGTGGGTCATAGGGAGCTTTTGAAGAGTCATCCCTGCCGGGGCGGGACGATTTAGAATGCGCTCCGCGTTCGCTCTGCGCATAATTAGCGGAATCAGTTTTTTACTCGAGATTCAGAAAAGCCTGCGGGCTTTTCTGAATCTCCTTTTCACCAGTGGGGTCGTAACGATCAACTGCATTTGCAATTCAGACCACCATTTAACCATTGCAGCCCTCCCCGTGAAAATGGGATAGCGGAGCGCCCGCAGGCGCTCCGCTATCCCGAAAATAAAAATAATATTTCCTTAGCTTATGCGCAGAGCGCAGCGGAGCACATTTCCAATCGTTCGTACTGCACAAAAAAACCGGGCAGCCCGCAGACTGCCCGGTTTTTTGCTATACCGGTGATTTTGCCTTAATAAAGCTTTCTTTACAGGATGGTGATGCGGCCTGCGCCGTAGGGCTGCTCGTAGTTGAGCAGATAGCCGGGGTAAGCGGCCAGCGGACTGTTGGCGCTGGACAGGTGCGGCAGACCTGCTGCATCTGCGCCGTCAAAGCTCATAGCGTAGGTAGCCATCACCAGATAATCCTCGGACACATAGTCCTTGATCAGCTCTGCGCCGTCAAACATGGCAAAGCCGTCGCCCAGATTGCGCAGGGTGTAGTTCATGCCGGCCAACGCATAGGTAGCGCCCGGGTCCAGCGGCAGATAGCTGCCGGAAGCCTTATCGTAGATCTTCACGTTCTGCACACGCGGAGTGCCGGTGGCACTGCCGATCCAGACGTTCTTCTCGTCAGTCTGCACG